TTCCTTTATTTGAAGATGGTGCTGGAATTACTAGTGGTTTAGTTAGAGCTGGTTGGAGTCATGGAAATAACAAAGATGTTAGTATGAATAATACTAATATTCCAAGTTTATCTGCAACTAAATCTAGCGGGAAGACCCCCCGTAGAGGACGTAGTAAGTCAAGTCAACCAACTCAATCTGTTCCTACTAAAACACCTCCAACTGCTGTTTATAATCGCAATCTACCTAAAGTAGAAGCTAGTATTCCTACTACTTTACCTGTTTCTACTAATATTCCTGCTAAAGGAACTACATCTTTTGATGGTAAAGGTCAAGGTAAATTTAAAAATCTTACTACTGCTGATTGGATTGGACTAGGTAGTAATATGGCTGGTAGTTTAGCTAGTTATTTTGCTAGTAGAAGAGCTATTAATAAAATGAGAGGTCCAGGTCAACCTACTCTTATTAGTGCTAATAAACTTAAAACTAAATATAATATTAATCCTCAACTTGATAGAATTAGAGAAGATAAATTTGAAGCTTATCGTGATATTGATTCTAATACTGCTAGTAGTCGTGTTAGTTTAGCTCGTAAACAACGAGTTCGTAATGCTGCTGGTCAAGCTGCTAATGAACTTTATGGTAATAAAGAAAATATAGAAACTAATCTTATTAATCAAGATAGACGTAATCAGCAAAATGTTCGTCAATTTAATGCTCAACAATACAATCAATATATAGATAGAAAAGCAGCATTTGATAATGGTATTAGAGAAGCTAAAGTAACTAATATTAATAATTTATTTAGTGGAATTAATGCTGGTATTCAAGATATGATTAGTAGATATGAAAATCGTAAAGCTTTAAATAATACTATTGGTGCGATGAGAGCATCTGCTCCTAATGTAGATGATAGAATTATGCGGGATGCTGGAGTTGATTATGATGAATTTATTATTCGTAAACGTAGAAAACTTGGAGGAAAACAATCATGCCGATAAACTTTTATACTCCTACTTTTAGACAACAAGTTAATCCTATTGACTTAAATGTCTTAGCTAAAACTTATAATACTCTTGAACAAGGTCATCAACAAGCTATTCAAACTAAATCTCAAATTGATGCTCAACTTGCTCAATTAGATTTAAATGAAGCTGAAGATGCTTGGCGTCAAGAACAACTTAATAAAGTTCGTAATGCTCTTACCGAAAATATGCAATATGGTAATGCTTATTCTAGTCTTGATGATATAGTTGGAACTTATGGAGATATAACTTCAAGTCCCGGAATGATTGGTCGTTTACGTGCTCAACAAGATTATAAAGCTTATATGGATAATCTTGATAAACGTACTGATTTATCTGAAGATTATAAGAATTATTACCGTGTAGTTAATAAATATAATTATCAAGATATAACTGATAAGAATGGTAATGTTATCGGTGGAAGTAAATGGACTCCTATTGATAAAGAAGTTTCTGAAATTCCTATGAATCAGATACTTAATCAAGCACTTCAATGGGCTGCTAAAGAACAAGGCGGCGGTAGTCAAACAAGATGGCTTGATGCTAACGGTAAAGTTACTGATGATATTACTAAATCTGTTACAGGAGAGATTTATTCTCATACTAAAGGTGATTGGCAAAGGTTAAGTAAAGCTAAACTTGCTGAAGCTGTTAAAGCTGTTATTGAAAATACTCCTGGCGCTAAAGCTAGTCTTGAACAAGATTATAAGATTGCTAAATGGAAATATGACCAAAATGGTAGTAATCCTGATATAACAGATAAAAATGGTATTTTACTTACTCCTGAACAATATCTTGCTAAACGTATTGACCCTTTCTATAATGCTGCAACTTTTTATAATCAAAGTAGTAATACTACTTATGGTGAAGCATGGAAAGCTCAATTAGCTTTAGCTAAACAAGCTGGATTAGGAAGTACAAATCAAAGAAAACAAGCTATTGATAATTTAACTTATAAAGGTACTCCTGTTCGTATTGATAATTTTATGCCTGCTCAAGCTCAAGCTGAAATTACTAGTAATAGACAATCAATAGCTGGATTACTTAGTAAATATAATCCTGATATTAATATTAATTTAAGCACTGCTAATCCAGATGATATTAGAACTAGTATTATGACTAATATTACTAATCCATCTGATAGAGCATATGCTCTAAGTTATCTTAATGATATTATTGATAATCAAGAATATATTAATAGTCTTAAAATTGGTAAATCTCAAGATAGTATTGATGGATTTGATACATATAATTCTATTATTAGTTTAAGTGATTTGCCTAATAATAAATATTCTGATACATATAGTAAATATGTTAATCAGATATTTGGAGATAGTTCTGCTATTAGACAATATTTTAATAATGATGATGTTTATAATTCATTTATTAATGCTATTGGAGGAGAGAAAAAAGCTTCTAGTCTTGGAGTAAGATTTGGTTCTGATGGTAATGGTTATAGATATGCTGAATTACCAAAAGATTATCATAAATCTATTTATAGTTTTGGTAAAGCTGTTAAAGAAGCTGAAGATACTAGAAATCCTTTAAATGCTTTTCTTAATTCTGCTAAGACTAGATTTTTTGGATATGGTGATAAATTTGTTCGAGTTGATTCTAATGGTGAAGAACATCATGCTGGATTACCAATAGGTAATAAAGAACCTTATATTGGTTTAATTTATTATGTTGATTCTCTTAAATCTAAAAATGATGCTGTTCTTGATGGTGGTCAAATAACTTCTTCTACTATTGGTATATCTGCAATGACTCCTGAACTTGCTGAACTTAATTTTGTTATGAGTTCTAATCCAGAAGCTGCTAGTAAATATTCTGCTCAAAAGAAACAATTAGAAGAACAAGCTATGTCTGCTATTAAAGCTGGTATTGATTTAACTCAAGGAGAATCTTATATTACTAGTGAAAATGGAATATTTAAGCCTATGTCTTCTGAAGATAGAAAAGCTTATACAGCTTATCTTAGAAGTGCTAAAGAAAATGAGATTACTCCTACTATTGTTCGTGACCCAAAAACTGGGGATGTTGGAGTTCAAATTAATATTGCAGGTTACTATGATACAGAAGGTAAACTTAAAAGAGAACCTATTACTTTACTTGTAGGTAGTGGTGCTATTGATAGTTCTATTATTCAATCTTGGAATCAAGATACTAGTTGGAGAGCTGCTGGTAAAGTAGAAAATTACTATAATGCTAATAGACCTATTTCTCTTACTAATAATGCTGCATTTACTGGAATTGATAAATTTAAATTAGTACCTAATGGTGAAGGTTTTAATTTAATTAATTCTACTAATAATCAAACTATTGGTTTAGTAAATAAAGAAAATGCTGTTGATATTGTAGATAATTTATCTCAATGGGAACAAACTGTAACTGCTGTTAAAGCTGGTATGGCAGTAGATGAAAATGCTGTTAAGACTATTCAACAAAATGTTGCTACTAAACTTGCCCAACTTAGTGGCAGTTCAGACCCTTATGTTATTCAATATTACTATGATGAATTAACTAATAATCTATATTAATATGGATGTATTAAAGTTTTTACAAGGTGGTAATAAAACACCTAATCCTGAATATAATCCTAAAACTAAAAAGGGGGCTATACAGCCTCCTACTTTAGTTGATTACAACCCCGGCACTTCTATTAGTGACCGGGGTCGTGGTCATTTATTTAGTCGTATTGCTGGACAATCATATAATCTTAATCAATATGATATAGATAAATATGCTCCTTATGATGTTTATGTTAATCCTGTTGATGACCCAGAAAAACTTGATAAAGAACGTGCTGTTAATCAAAGTAATTGGGAACAAGGATTAAGAATGATTGGGCAAATTGGTAATGAGATTACTGTTGGTACAGCTATTGGTTTTGCAGATTTAGCTGATGCTTTATATAATATGGTTAGTAATAGTCCTAATGATTATCAATCTGAAATAAGTTCTGAACTTGAATCTTTAAAAGAATCTATTAATGAGCGTTTAGCTATATATAGAGAAAATCCTAATGCTGCTTTTGATATTGGAGATTTTGCTTGGTGGGCTAGCAATGCTCCTAGTATAGCTAGTTCTTTAACTCTTATGGTTCCTAGTATTGGTCTTGCTAAAGGTGTTTCTTTATTAGGTAAAGGTATAAAGTTTAATAAATTAGCTAATAAAATGGCTAATGCTATTAATATGACTCAAAAGAGTAGAGCCATTACTAGTAGAATAGCAGAGGCTACTGCTATTGGAGTTTCTTCTCGTTATCTTGAAAATTATCAAGAAGCTAGACAAACTTATAATGATATTGAAGATTATTCTAAAACTCAACTTGCTAATATGAATGATAAACAAAGAGAAGAGTTTTATAATAATAATCCTAAATATAAAGATATGTCTGATGAAGAAGTAGCTAAAGATATTGCTAAAAATAGTGCTGATATTACTTTTGCTGAAGATTGGGCTAATGTTTTTTTTGACGTATGGCAAGTTTATGTTTTAAAGAACTTATGGAAAAATGCTTTAAGTGGTAATACAACTAGTTCTAGACTTAGAAATTTAAATACTGCATTTAATAGTAATATTGATGATGCCGCTGCAATTACTAATGCTTTAAGTAATAAAACTACTAAACAAGCTATTACTAGTACATTAAAAGATATAGGTGATGATATTCTTCATGGTGTTAGAGTTGAATGGACAGAAGGAGTTGAAGAAGCTATTAATTATATAGCTAGTCAAGATGGTTTATATAATGGTAAAAAAGTATTTGATAAAGATATTCCTCAACAAACTATTAAAGATTATCTTCAAGACCCAATGTTATGGGAGCAAGCATTTTGGGGTGCTCTTGGTGGTGTTACTTTTAGTAGTGTTATGAATAGAGCTGGAAAGTTTATTAATAAACGTCTTAATAAAGATTGGACTTCTGCTGAAAAACAAAGAGAAAACGAAATTCTTGGTCGTACTGCTACTTTTCAAGCATATCAAGAAAGACTTAATAGTATTGCTAATGGTAAAAATCCATTTATAACTATTACTGATGAAAATGGTCAACAGGTTAATCCAGATATTATTACTGGTACTGAAGAAGAACTTCGTAATATAGCTGAAAAAGAATATATGGATAATATTATTATTAATTCTATGAACGCTGGTAATTTAGGACTTCTTGAAAGTTCTATTAATAGTAAAGAATTTAATGATAGTATTACTAATAAACTTGGATTACAACAACAAGATAGTAATGAATTTATTAATAGATTTAAAACTGAAATTAATAATCTTAAAAATGAATATAATACTACTTTAAATAAAGTTAATAGACTTGGTGGCGGATTTGAAGTTGGTCGTATTATAGCTACTCAAATGGTTCATGCTCGTAATCGTCAAGAAAATTATAATAATCTTCTTAATTGGGCTAATGATGTTTTAAATCAAGATATTACAAATAATCATATTGAAGATGTTGATATTAATTCTGCTAAGAATGGTATTTATCAGCATATTATTAATAGTATTCAAAGAGATATTAAAACTATTCAAGATAATGCAGCAATTAATAATTCTGTTAAGCAAGAACGTATTGCTCAATTAAATGAACGTCTAGATGCTATTAATAAACTTTATACTCCTATTGATATTGAAAATAAAAATGATATTCAATCAGCTATTCAACTTCAAAAACAATATAATGAAGTATTTAAAGATTTAGCAGAAGTTGTTAACGCTGAGATTAATGTTGAGGTTAATAAAAATCAACTTAATTTATCTGATGATAATATTAAATCTCGTATAACTTATCTTAATAACTTCTTTGATAATAGTCGTAAAAAGATTGTTAATAAAGCTATTGACGATTTACGTAATGCTTATAAACAATATGGTAAAGATTATGTCAATTCTGTTATTAGAGATGCTAATAATGGTAATAAACCTAATATAGATAAAACTATTCGAGATGCTTATGCTGCACTTGATTTAAGTTCTAAAGGTAATGAACATCTTAAAAATACAATAGAACAATTAGCTGAGATTGCTGAGATTGAAAACGATGTTAATAATACTCCTAAAGAAGAAGTTGCTCCTGTTAATCCTGATGTTAATGAAGTTAATGAAACTGATGTAGATGATACTAACTCATCTCCATCCTCCACGGGGAGTATAGCGGAGCGAAGCGAAGCGGTTCCTAGTGAGCCTACTAATACTGAACAACCTCAATCTCAAACTGAACAACCAATTTCTCAAGAACCTATTAATACTCCTAAATCTGAAGTTAATAATACTCTTCCAGATGATGATTTCGAACGTGGTCAAATAGGTACTGATTTAGTTTATGAAACTATTGCTGATTTAGAAGATTCTTTAGGACATGAGTCTACTAGTAGTGATTTACTTAATGCTAGACAGTCTTTTATTGATAAACTTAATCAAGCTGGATTTGAACAAACGGAAGCTACTGACATAGTTAATAATATTATTGACGGTCTTACAGGAGGTAGTTTATATAGTTCTGTTCAAGATGATAGTACTAGACGTTTATTACTTAATGCTACTTATGCTACTGTTACAGGTAATGAACGCAATATAGAAGCTGTTATGAATGATTTTGCTAATAGTGTTGATAGTGAAGGTAATACTAGAGGTAAAATTGTTAATGGTAAAGTCTATCTTAGTATTGGTCAATTAGTTGAATATATAGATAGTATTACAGGTAATAAAATTATTAAAAATTACTTGTTTAATCAAATAAAAAACTATCTTTACGCCAGCACTAATAATCAAGGTAAATATCGTGCTACTGATGAATCAACTATTAAAAAACTTAATGCTAGACAATTTGTTCAATACGTTGACGGTATTGCTAAAGAACGTCTTGAAAGACTTCAAGTTGAACATACTAATAATGTTAATCTTAAGTATATAGTAGAGAATGAAAATGTTAAAGCATTTACTAGTATTAAGCAAGGTGATTATTTAGAAGCCATATATAATGTTAAACTTAAACGTATTGATATATTTGCTAATGATACAATTATTGGTTATATAGGAGTTCCAAATATTGATAAGTTTGGTAATTATGATATGGTTAATCAAGGTTGGAAATATAATATTCATGCTGAAAATGGTCAAGTTGTTTCTCCACTTAAAGACGCTTTAATTAGTATTCTTGATGGTGATAGATTTGACGAAGAATTTATTGGTCATTTATATGAACTTGCTGTTAAAGAAGAAGTTACACAAGAAGAACTTGTTAATCTATTTAAAGAATTTGAAACTAAATATCCTGATATAGTTAGAGATTTTACTACTCCTGTTGCAAGTTTTGATTTAGCTGGACATCTTGTTAATCTTACTAAATATATATTTAATCAACCTTATGAAAATAGTCATGAAGCCAGTATTAATCGTTGGTTTAATAATCTTCTTAATAGTTATGACCAAGCTATTACAATAGTTAAAGGTGACTTTAAAGGTAAAGTTAAAGCTGTTAATGTTAAATATGGAGTTCTTAATACTATTGATGATGCTAATGGTGAATGGAATGATGTACAAGAAACAGTAGTTAATTATAATGAAGATGTTAATAAACTTGGTGTAGTTGTACAAGGTCAAGTATATCTTAATGGAGAAAGTAAACCAACTATTATTGAAAATCTTACTACTAATGGTATGCCTGTTATTAGTATTCCAAGTAGTGATGGTACTTCTCTATATGCTTTTTGTAAACAAGTTCCATTAAATAGTAATCTACTTAAAGGTGATGCTCGACGTATTATTAATTCTATTAAAAATGAAGTTAATAACCTTTGTAGAGATTATATTAGTGGAAAAATAAGTTTTGGTGAACTTAAACAAAGTCTTGGAGATATATTTGGAAATAATAAACTTATTAACGGAGATAGAAATACTGGACTTCAAATTAGTATTAATCCTACTAATATAGGTTTTTATGTTAAAGGTGCACATTTTAATGGTAAAGATTATGCTTTTACTATTAATTCTGATGCTGGTAATTATAAACGTAATATTATTATTAATTCTCCTTATGTTGTTAATAGTGCTTTTAAAATAGGTAAAAGTTATGGTATTAATGCTAGTACTATTGATGAATTAGATAATGCTCTTCGTCCTGTTATTGATGAAATGTTTAACTATGCCCAATTTGCTATTAGTAAAGATTTTATTAATGATAGTACAAAAACTAATGATAAAACTAATAAATATATTTATCGTGAAAATGGTAAAACTATTATAAATATTGATGGTAAAACTTATAGTTATAATAGTTATCAAGATTTTATTATTAGTAATGGTTTAGTTAGAACTAAATTAGCTAATACTAATACTAATGAAACTGCTGGTAATTGGCGAATAGATATTCATTCTAAACTCGATATTACTTATGAACTTGAGGGTAGACCCCCCGTGGAGGATGGAGCAATACCTGAACAGCTATCAGAGTTTATGTTAGATGATACTCTTAATGCTATTAATTTTAATGCTTTTGAATCTGCTATAACTGCTAAGAATTTAACTCGTGGACTTAAAAAGTATTTTGCTAATGACCAAACTGCTATTGATTATATTGATTCTCTTCAAAAGATTGGTATTTTACCTAAGAATATTCAAGTTGTAAATAGTATTACTGATAATAATGGTAATCAAGTTAATGCTGTTTATCATCGTGATACAGATACTATTGAGCTTAATCGTTCTGCTATTGCTGGTCAAAGAGTTTATCGAGTTGTTAATATTATACTTCATGAAAGTTTACATAGACAACTTTATACTAAATATAATACTGAACAAGCTCTTGCTTTAGTTAAACCTATATATGATAAATTTAAAGCTTGGCTTGATATTCAAGATGATAATACTAAAGAAAGACTTAAACCTTATCTGTTTGAGAACTTTAATACAAGTGAAGCTCTTGAAGAATTTCTAGTTGAAAGTATTACTAGTAATGCTCTTATGACTGCACTTAATGAAATTAAATATGATAATAGAAAAGTTAATAAACGTAAGACTTTATTTAGTAGACTTCTTGAAGTTATTGCTGATATGTTAGGTATTAAGATTAATGAAGATAGTTTATTAGCTGCTGCTAGAGATGCTTATAAAGCTATTAAAAAAATGCCTAAAGAAAGTAATCAAGAAGCTATTCAAGGAACTTTTCAGTTTGAAGAAGAAACTGCTAGTACAGAGCAAATTGAAAATCCTAATGAAGATAATAGTCAAGATTATAATTATAATAATGATAATCTTAATGATGGACTTGATATGTTTAGTAGTGTTGATGATGATATAGTGCTGAATATGGCTGAATTGACTAGCCGTTTACCAATAGACCAACAATCCGAATTTGCCACTTTGCTTGACACAGGACGCATCAGTTTTAGCTGTATGTAGAATTAATCGAGCAAATATAAAAGTCGCTTAAAACGAAAGAAAATAGCCTCTATGACGATGTAATAAAATTTTACTTTACATTAGTCATAGAGGTATTACTATTAATGAATTTAAACTTAAATATAAATTTATGAGTTGTGGAAATATTAAACTTGTAGGATATAATAATCTTAATAACATTATTATTAAAGAACATGGTTCTAATAATGCAGATTATTATAGTCTTATAGCTATGGTTGAAGACCCAATCTTTAAGAAGATTATAGCTGATAGAGGTATTAATGTTAAAACTTCTGGAAGACAAGCTTATAATGCTCTTCTTGAAGCTAGAGCTATTAAACTTCGTAATATGGACGATGTAGCTTCTATTGCTGAAAAAGAAGAACGTGGTTTGTTTAGTACAATTAAAGCTAGAGATACAGCTATTACTTATATGGCTGATATTATGAATAAACTTAGTTTTAATTTTTTATATAATGGCGCTCCATTAAATTTTAATGAAATTAAAAAACGTACTAATGAAACTGTTATTAATGCTGGACTTAAACGCGCTAAAAAATTAGCCGGAAGTGATGAAGCTAAAAATAATGAACTTAATAGCTTTATTAATAATCCAAGTCCTGCTATTAAAATTAATGGTCTTGGTGCATTTCTTCGTAAATATGGTGATGCTCAAGATTTTAATTATGGTGCATTACTACGTTCATTAACTAATACTGAATTTAATGAAGCTCTTTTTAATAATAAAAATGTAGCTAAACTTATTAAACGAGATGAATTATATCAAACTACTGATTATGAAGAATTAGGCGGTTATCTTGATGAAACTTCTACTGAAGGTGATGAAAATAGTATAGATGATGGTATTGATTTAATGACTCAACTTTGGAATTTAAGTATTGGTGAAGTTAAAGATTTTAATAAACACGTAGAAGAAATTATTAAATATCATCTTGCAAGTTTACCTAAACTTACTGCTGCTTCTCAACTTGATAATGGAAGTTATCCTTTTGATACTAATAATGAATTAGGAGTTGTTACTTTTTCTGATGCTAATTATTTATCTAAAATATTATATGCTAGTGCTGATACTAGTAATGTAGATAATTTTATAGCTAGTCTTAAACATATATCTGAAACTATTCCAAATTGTGAATGTTTAATTCAATTACATGATTTACTTAGCAAAAATAAAGTATTTGCCAATAAGTATATGATGGTGTTTAATAAACCTATTATATCTAAAATTGAAACTTATATTCAAACTGATTCTAATGGTAATAGTTATGTTCGTGCTCGTGTAACTAACCCTAATACTGATTCTCGTACTATTTTACAGAATACTTTTTATAATAATGTTAAAAATAATATTATTACTAATCGTGTTCCTACTGCTCGTGAAAAGTTTCGTATATATGATAGATATAAAAATACTCCTCATGCTAATCTTTATTTATATGATGCTTTTAAAGAAATATTTCCAGATATTAATCAAGCTAGTTTTAATTTAGCTATTGCTAAGATTGGTCGTGTAGCTATGGCTAATAATCTTATTAACTTTGCTAATGTTATTAATCGTACAGTTGAAAACTATAATAAATATGTAGAAGCACTTAAAAAAGATGAAGGAACTAAAATGCCTGATAGTTTTATTAATAGAGGTGATACTTCTATTATATATCAAATGGCTGATGTTTTTAAAGATATTATTTATATTCCTGTTGAACTTAATTCTCGTAATCCTGAAGGTAATTTAAGTTCTGATGTTATTAATAGAAGTTTTATTACTAACATTGCTAAAATTATTAATGATGATAAATCTACTGTTGAAGAGCAAAACGCTATGGTTGAAGCTTATGCTAAACAAAAGTTTGCTAGTCATCAATATGATTATAGTAATTTACTTCTTGAACATAGAGATAGTAATGGTAATATAATTAATTATGGATTGTTTAGAAGAATTGGAAATGGAACTCCTAAACTTACTGAATATGCTCGTAGTATGTTTAAGACTTCTCTTCTTAATGGTATTAGTGAATTAGATAATAACAATAATGACTTATATCGTAGTATGAGTGACGGTGATTATTTAATTACTGCTATGGGATTATTTATGACTGATATTAATAATTCTGAAACTCCTACTGCTAATTATTTACTTCCCATACCTAGTGATGCTCCTAAAAACTTTACTATTACTGCTCCTAGATATAGTCTTAATGGATTACGAAGTCAATTAGAAGATGGAACTAAAATTATAAATAGAGAACATCCATTATTTAAACAATATTATAATATAGCTATTCAAGAACTTACTAATATGGCTCAAGCTGTTAATGTAATGTTTAAGACTAATGCTAATGGTAATCCTATTTTAACTAATGGAGATTTTGAATTTAGTGATATTTATAATAATAAACCTGAACATTTTTATAATCAATACCATAAAGATGGAAAAGGTAATGTATTTACTATTAAAGATGGACATAAAGTTTTAGCTGGTAGAGTATTTAGTTTTAAACGTTTAGTTAGTAAAATTACTCCTAATAGTAATGGAGCGTTTAATGAACTAATTGGATATGGTAAGACTATTGACATCCTCTACGGGGGGTCTACACGTGGGCTTAGCTATGTTAATAATCAAGTAGTTCTTAATGGAGAACAACGTATTGCTCTTGAAGATGCTGTTGCTGATTGGTTAAATGAATATATAACTAATGGTTATAAAGAACTTAAAAATAAATATGGTACATTTATTGATGATAGGATTAATAATGAATCTTTAGCTGAATTTCTAGTTAATGATTATCTTGTTAGAGATAGTATGTACGATATGTATGGTGGTGACCAAAGTTTTTATAAGAATGGTCAAGCTATTCTAAAACGTATTAAAGAAGTACAAGCTAGTGGTAATCCTTTTGGTAATACTGATTTTACTAAAAATGATTTAGATATAGCTACTGATTTATATGATATAACTATTAAAGGTAATGCTATTACTGTTCCTTATACTGTTAATGGAGTTACTAAACGTAAAAAAGTAGTTCTTCAAGATAAATTTAGGGGTGTTACCATTTATAATACTTTTAAAGCTTCTGATAAAGTTGTTATTGATAGACTCGATGACCAACTTAAAAAAGCTGGACTTGATAAAAAAGACAGAGAAAGAATACTAGAACCGTTTAAAGGAGGAGTTAATACTAATGATGCTCAATCTTATATTACTCTTGAAGAATGGATTCGTCGTATTACTGCTGCTGGTGAATTAGATAAATATGCTGGACTTATTCAAAGTCTTACAGATGATACTCCAATAGATAAAATTGATTGGACTAAATTTGCTAATAAAGTTCAAATTCAAAAGAATTTCTATTATGATTTATATTATGATACTACTGTTGGCATTGAAGTTCCTAGACAAGTAAAAAATGCTGAGTTTGTTCTTATTCCTAAACTTATTAAAGGAACAGAACTTGAAAAAGTCTATAATATAATGACTAATAGAGGTATTCATCAAATTAATACTGTTGAAACTGTTAAAGTTGCACAACATAATAGAATGACACTTTGGAATAACGATGGTGTTTTAACTGATGAAGCTCTTAAAGAATTTGATAATAATGTATTTGATAATTCTGAACTATTTAGTTATAATTATCTTTATCGTCAGCAAGAAGTTCCTCAGCATATGGTTGATGCTAGTAATAAAGCTGCTATTCAGATTATGAAGAAAATGCTTGATAATCTTCCTAATCGAACTGAACTTAATGAACTTAAAGATAAAGTATTTAATAATTATGTAGCTAATATTAAAAATAGTTTTGAAAAAACTTGTGCTGAACTTGGTATTGGATTAGATGATAATGGTCATATTGATTTAAATTCTAATGGTACTATTAAAAATCTTAATCGTTTTGTATTCTTTGATAGATTTAAAGAAAATGCTCAACAACAAGGAGTTGAAAAAGCTCTTCTTGAGTTTTTCGATTTAGATAGTGCTGGATTTAATAATCTTCCTTTATTCTTATCTAATATTAATAGTAAACTTGAAAGTATTGCTAATAGTTATTTTAATACTAATATTACTAGACAACTTATTAGTGGTTGGCACGCTGCTCAGCTATCTGATTTTGGATTTAAAGTTGATAAACAAACTCAAACGGATAGTAAACTTCAATATAAAAAGATTGGAGAAGTTGATGGCACTCCTGTTTATTATACTGAAATTAAACTTCCTAGATGGAGTAGTAAACTTAAAGGATTAAATATTGAACAAGTTCCTGATAGCTTACGTACTATGATTGGTTATCGTATTCCTACTGAAGGTAAACAATCTATATGTATTATGTATGTTAAGGAATTTCTTCCAGATGCTTATGGAAGTACTGTTGTTGTTCCTGATGAATGGGTTACTCAAACTGGTTCTGACTTTGACGTTGATAGTGTTTATGGTATGTCTAAAACATTTAATCTTGTTAAAGGTATTCCAACTGAAATTACTCACGCTAGATATACTAAAGATGAAGTAGGGTATATTAATTATGTTAAAGATAATGTAGATAAAGCTAGTCGTAAAATTCTTGGTAAGACTTATAATAAACAAGGTAATATTAGAGCTTCTTTAAAAAATAGCGAAGATGCTATTAATGCTACTCTTGAAGGTTATAATGGTAATCTTAAAGTTGTTGAAAAAATTGCTAATGATGGTGGACTTAAGTCTTACGAATCATACTTGAAACTCCCCGTGGAGGATACAAGTAGTCAAGCTGCTAGAACTAATGCTATTATTCAATCATTTATTGATATACTTAATAATCATGCTGCATTTGAAGAAAATACTACTACTTCTAATTTTGAAAATGTCAAAGAAGCTAATGAAACTTATGCAGAAATAGTTGGCGCTAATAAAACAACTGTTGCTCCTAGTGATTTTTTTACTCAACTTGATTGGTTTGATGCTGCTACTTCTGGTATTAAACTTAAAGGTATCAGTGTTAATAGAGATACTTTTATGAGTATTGGTAATGTTACTAAAGCTAATCATAGTGAAGGTATTAAAGTTATGTACACTACTGATGTGATTAGTGAGCAAGAAGCTGTTAATAGATATGGTAAAGAAAATGTTGAAACTATTGGTAATAAACATATTCGTATTACTCATAAGAATTTTGGTTGGTCTGGAGATGATAAGAATGTTGATGGCTATTTGATTAATCCTTATAGTTCTCAGACTACTGCTCATATTCTCGATGTTATGAAAGAGGGGGCTATACATAATGAAAATACTTATACGTTTAATGCTTTCAAAACTATTGTTGACTTTGGAAGTAATTATGATACTGCTATTGGATTTATGTGGCAACCTGCTATTGATATACTAGTTCGTAAATGGAAAGAAACCAATAGTGTTCTTGCGGAAGGTACTAAAAATCCGCTTACTGAAGCTATTAGAGAAGTTGCTCATAATCTTGGTTTTGGTGAAAAAGTTAATTTTGCTGGACGTAAAAAGCTAATTGAAACTATCGATAAAAGTTATGGTGAAACTTTCAAGAAATTATTCAATTTAAGCGTTTCTGACGCATTTTCATCACCTGACCTTATATTTTCATCAGACGCATATAAATCTCGTCTTAGAGGGGAAATGAATGGCGTTCAGCAGGCTTTATTTGACCTTTATGTTCTAGCACAATTCAATCGGTTAAACTCAATCGGACAGGATATAAGTAATAATCTTAATATTCTTAGTGCTGATAAATATGGTGCTAAACAAAGTTTTTATGCTAGTGATAAAGTATTTAGAGATGCTAGAACTGTTATTGAGAATAGTAATATTTATGCTCCATCCTCTACGGGGGGTCAAACCTTGCTGTTAGAAAGTGTATTTCCTGATATTAGTGGTGGTATAGATGCGTTTATTAAATCAGATATATCTAAAAGTAGTTATCCTAGTTTAGCTGCATTTTTACAAATGAGCACTGCTCTTAGTGTTAAAGCTACTCAACAAGTATTTGAAACTGCTAATCCTGTATTTATTGATTATGTATATAGAATAGCAGAATGGACTAAAGGTGGAATAATGACTGAAAAGTTATATAATGACTATAAAGATTATCTTATTAATAAACTAGAAGTAGGTAATAATGGTAGTTCTTATCTTAATTTACCTGTTACTGTTGTTAATGGTGATTTTGTTCATCCTAAATATATTAAAGAATATGGTACTGGACAATCTAGAGCTTTAGAAGTTGGACGAGTAAGTGGTACATTAGTTAATATTAAAACAGATGATGTTATAGTTAAAAATATATTTGAGCCTACACAAACTGAAATTGATGTATTTACTAGACTTACTCCTGCTCAGAAAGTTGATTGGATTAAACGTAATTTTAGTCAAGATGGTAGTGTATTTGAACATATTGAAATAGTTGCTAATGATGAAAGAAATAATCGTCGTAATGTAAATATTCAATATATTAATTACATACAAGGTGATATTACTAATGATGAAGCCCATAGATTGTTTGATAGAGCTTGGAATCATCCTAATCCTCTTATTAAACTTACAGCTCTTGATTTAGTTAAATATGCTTTTATTGTTGAAGGTCATAAATTTAGAACTAGAAATATTAGTAGACTTATAAGTAATACTCCCCTTAGAGGATTGAGTGAGGGCGGAATAGCTATTGGAGATATAGCTATGAAAGGTATTAATAGTTATGGTTTTGTTGATAAAGATAATGTTGAAGATATAATTGGTTTTATTCGTAAGAATTATAATAGTTTTAATTGTCCTAGTTATACATTTAAAAGACTTACTAATAATAAAATTAATTATAGTCTAAAAAGAAGTGGTATTATTACTTTTAATGGTCAAGAAAATCTTGATAATATAGGAATAATAAGAAATGGAGATGCTGTTAATGTTATTAGAATTAATAGAAATTTATATATTAAAGGAACTTATGATGGAACTTTAGCTTATTATCCTATTGATAGACTTGAATCATTTGAAACTTATAATAATATTGAGCCTAGTATTATAGCTAATAATAATATTCATAAACCATTAGCTGTTCTCCTTTATGATGGTCTTACTCAACAAGAAAAAAGAGATAAATTTATTGATGGTATTAAAGATAATATTAATGAAGCTGTAAATAAAGGTTATAAAGAAGTTCCTGAACTATATAGTAAATATATTTCTAATGAGTATTTTCAACCATTTATGAATACTCCTTTTGAAAATAATACTATATATACTATTAATGATAAATTTTATCTTAATATTAATGGAACTACTGCTATTAATTTAAGTAATGATTTACAGCAATATAAAACTAAATATCCTAATATTGAAGATAATAAACTTGGCTTATTTATTGAAATTAATGAAAATGAAATAGATAGAGTTACTAGTAATACTGATAGATATAGTAGTGTTGATGACCAAACTCCTATTGGTAGATTTGCTAAAAATGCAAGTTTAATTATTTCAAGAGCTGTTCGTCATGGACAACCTGCTGCTCAAAATGTTCTTAATGCTCTTAATAATGCTGAAATTAATTATCTTGATAGTAGTAGTCTTTCTGATAATTCTGAATTTTCATTATCAGTTATAGCTAATTATATAGATGTTGAAGCTAATAATATTCTTAATGATATTAATCGTTTTATTAAAATTGACGGTATTAATAAACCTATTAACAATAAAGATGTTATTAGTAAAGTTCTTAAAGATGAACAACTTCAAAATCGTTTCTTAGATGTTATTCTTAGTGCTAATACATTTAAGAATAAATACAAACTTATTAGCGAAATTGATATTGATAGTACAAATCTTAATGATAAAACTAAAGAGAATATTAGAAAGATTCAAAAATTAGTTAATCAAGTTGATTCTAATACTACTGTACATTCTGCTAGAAAAGATTGGTTTGAAAGATGGATTCAATTACGCACTACTAATCCTAATTATCTAAGTGGTCTTATGAAAGAATTTGATGCTTATGGTGATACTGGATTTATGGATTATTGGATACAAGATATTCGTGCTAATCGTAACTTTGTATTGCAGAATATACTTAAAGATGTAATGGGTACTGTTGAAGAAGGTCGTCTTAATGGTATTAAAGAATCTAATGACTTTAGAAATTATCTTAAAGAACTTAAATCTAGAGCTGCTAAAGATGGTAAATCTGTTAGTCTTGATAGTATAATTGATGATGATGGTAGATTAATTCAACCTAATAATCCTGTTTGGGAAGAAAAGATGAAAAAATATAGAGATGCTGCTATTGAAGCTGAACAAAAATTTGGTATAAATAGTGTTGAACATCTTATTGCTTTATCTAATAAAGCTAAATTTATTGATATGACTACTATTCATCAGCTTAAACCAATTACAGTTCAAAATGAAGATGGTAATGATGTTACTATTGAATATTCTACTTATATTATAAATCTTGAAAGAAGTCTTCTTGGTCTTAAAAAAGGAGATGATGGTATTCCTAAAGAATTTGCTGAATATAAAAGACTTAATAGTAGAATACGAGATATTTTAAGTCAAGCGACTGATAATGTTACTACACAAAGTCAAAATGAAGAACTTGGACGTATATACGCTCAAATGGATAGTCTTACTAATCTTTATGATGAAGATGGTAATAAAAAGATTGGTTATGATTTAAATGTAGCTGAAAGACTTCGTGCTTATCAAACTAATATTCGTAAAGTTAAAGAAATGTTCTATGATAAGCAAGCTAAAGAAGGATTTGATTCTAAACTTAAAGAACAACTTTCTATTATTAGTAAATATGAAAGTCAACGTGACGCTAATGGTAATCTTCTTATTAGTATGGAAGAACTTATGAAAGTTCCTGAATATCGTGAGGCTAAAGAATGGATTCGTAAAAATACTAGATATATTCTTGATATTAAAGATATAGAAGATTTAAATTGGGCGTTTGAAGAACTTAAAGATGTTAATAAAGGTAATAGTGTTCTTAATCTTGCTATTAAAGAATTTCAAGCTAAAGATGAATTTAATGTAGTTGATGGGCGTAAGATACCTGAAGAACGTGCAGCTCTTATAAAAGCTGAAACAGTTAGAAAATATAAATATACTAAAGGTAATGGTATGCCTTATGCTGGTATTATTCGTTCTGCTGAAGATGAACTTAGAATTTATCGTGCTGATTTCTATAATTATCTTACAGGTAATAAATCAAAGAGTGAAGAAGAAATTAATGTAGGAGAAGCTATTAATAAAATACTTGAAAAATATTTTGATAATGCTACTAGAACTCTTAATACTGCTGATATTAGTCAAGAAGATTTAGAACAACTCAAGACTGGTTTTGAAGTATTTAATGAAATTACTAGAGGTGAAAAGAGTACTGATAAAGCTAAAGCAAAACGTGTTGCTGAATTTATTGAAAGTGAATGTGATGTTACTTATAATTGGAAACAATACGAACTTGATAAAAATAGAGCTTTTGCTAAAGGTAAAAAATATTATGATAAATGGCTAGAAGTATTTAGTGAACAAGTTGAAGAAAATGGAACTATTGCAGAAAGACCTAATCGAACTATTTATGGTATTATTAAACCTAAAGATTTAGATAAATGGACTGATATTGATAGAACTGCTGCAATTAATATTCTTCAAAAGAGAACTAGAGAAACTACTACTCAATATTACTATATAAAAGAAAGAGAAGTTCTTGACAAATATGGTATTGATAGTGTTGAATATAAACAATGGTATAGAGATAATCATTATTTTGACCCATATACTCGTACTATTAAACCTATTCGTATTTGGACTACTATGCAAATGATTAAAGATGATGGTTCAGCTGTTGTTGGTAATTATGAACCACGTATTAATCAAATGTATATTACTCCTAAAGAAGAACTTGTTAATCCAGAATATAGTAGTTTTGTTAATAAGTACAAAGTAGGAACAGGATATGATAATCCTAATTATACTAGTCTTAATGAGTATCAACTTGAACTTATGAATAAAGTAAATGAACTTATGAAAAAGTATTGTTTTACTAATAGTAATAAGAGATATGTTGATATGGGTTATCTTCCAGCTTTGCCTAAATCTAAAGATATGACTGCTAAAGATTATTTTGAACAAGCTCTTAGTTTTCTTGGTTGGACAGCCAATGTTCCTAATAATATTAGTTGGAGAAATAATGAAGATTTAACTTTTGATAAAGATTATGATATTCCTAATCCTAGATTAGTTCAGTTAGTTAATAAAGATACTCAACAACTTCCTACTATACCTAAATTTAAAGAACCTAATGAAAGTGATGAAGAATTTAGTAAACGTAAAGCTGCTGCAATTAAAACTAGAGATGAAATTATTGAAAAGAATAATAAAATTCATAATGATATTCTTAATCGTAATTGGGAAGAAGTATTTAATAGTTTTTTAATTGAAAGTAATAGATATAATGCTGTTAAAACAGTTAAAAATCTTCTTTATACTGCTGACCAAATTATTACTAGTAATACTGCTTATGATATAAATTATAAAGGTAATATAACTGAAAATAGAGAAGCCAGTGCTGGTGGTGAAATTGAATATAAGCAAGAAAAACAAACTAGAACTAGTGAACATCTTAGAAGTTTTATTCGTCGTCTTGTATTTGAACAATATAAAGATAATAAAGCTCCTAATCTAGTTAAATTAGGTTCTCTTGCTCAAAACATTGCTGGTAGTAAATATATGATGATGAACATTACTGGTGGTATTGCTAACGTTCTTATTGGTTCTAGTAATATATTTATGGAACGAGCTGCTGGTGAATATATTAATCTTAAAGATTGGGAAGCTGGTAAATCTGAATGGATTAAAGGAACTGTTAGTTATATGGCTAATATGTATAGTGAAAATAGTAGTACACTTCAAGATGCTATTATTAAACTTAGTCATGTAATTGATTTTGATAGAGTAACTGAAGTTAGTACTGCTGAAGGTCTTAAAGAAAATATTCGTAGAGTTCGTGGATTACTATTTAGTCCTCAATCTGTTGGTGAACATTATATGCAAAATACTATGTTATTTGCTATGCTTAAATCTCATAGACTTATTAATAATGATAGAGGCGGTTATGATATAATGAGTAAAGAAATGTATCATCGTAAAGCTGAACAAGATGCTCTTATGTCTGTAATAAATACTCCCCGTGGAGGAGAGAACCAAGCTCTACTTGAACAATTCAATAAGTTCATGGATGATGCTAAAACTGATAATAAAAAACGAGCTAAATATAATCTATTTAAAGCTAATCCTATATTCGATTTTGTTAAAACTTATCTTAATGAAGAACAACAAAGAGAATATATAGCTAAGCGTAAAGAACTTATTAAGAATATTGATAAAAAGTTTGCTAAACTTCCAGATATTTATAATCAATTTGAACTTAAAGATGGAATTGCTCAAATAAAACCTGATAGTAAACTTACTCTTAAAGAATATGCTAAATTTATTGATAAAGTTCGTGAAGTAAATAAGAAAGTTCATGGTGTTTATGATAAACTTGGTTCTGCTAATATTGAACAACATTGGTGGGGTGGTATGGTTATGCAATATCATAAACATCTTTATCCCGGTTTTAAGAAACGTTGTCGTTGGAATAGTTATTATAATGAAACTCTAGGTACTGTTGAAAAAGGTAGTTATATTAGTCTTTATGATTATTTGACTATTCCATTTAAAGAAACTAACATAGGAGAAATTAATAATGTAAGTGATGTTCTTAAAGCATTCCAAACTTATGGTAAGAATTTACTTTCATTTGCTGTTAATTTCAAACTTAATTATGAACTTCTTCCTGAACATGAAAAAGCAAATATTAGACGTAATTTAGGTGATTTACTTTATGTAGGTGCTGCTGTTATTGGAGCAATTGCTATAACTGGTATGGGTGGAGATGATGATGAAAGTATTATATATAATCTTATGCTTTATCATGCAGACCGTCTTGCTTCTGAAGCTGCTTCATTTACTCCATTTGGTGCTTATGCTGAAGGTAAAAAGCTATGGTCTAGTCCTGTTGCTATTGGACAAACTATTAATGACTTACTTGGTACTACTGCTATGGCTGCTAGATTTCTTATTGAAGAAGATTTTACTGAGGAATATACTACTGGTAGATATAAAGGTATGAATAAGTTTGAAGTTATGGCTGTTCGTAATATACCTGTTGTTCGTAGTATTAATCAAGTTCTTGATTTACCTAATAATAATAGTTATTATAAAGTTGATAAAAATATACTTAGTATTATACCTTATAAAGATATAGCTAAAGATATATTTGAATAAGCTGGACTTGAATCTAGTAAAAAAATAAGGGCTTGCCTATGGTATCACTACCTAGACAAGCCCTTTCTTTATATTAATACAAGAATACCTTTAGTTTGAAGTTCAAAACAATCATTAACATAATCTTCAGGAGTACCACTATAAATATATTTAGGATTAGCAACATAACAACCTTTAACGCATTTATCTTCTTTATCTTTATAATGATTAATAAATCCTTTATCTTTAAGACTAGATAATGCTGATTTTATAGATGGCTTTGGAACTTTAGTTTCTTCTTCACAATCGTCATAAAACATAGCATTAACCGAAAAATAAAGTTTAGTTTTATCTGGTTTTTGTCTTGTTAAAAGAACATGACTATTAATATAAAATAAAACATTTTTTTCATTATTAGTAAGATTATAAATATTACCTAAAGTATCAATAAACACTTTAAAATATAATCTTTTCTTCTGTTCATCAATAAGTTGTTTATGACTTTTAGAATCAGCATACATGACAAGAACATCTTTCTTATCAATAATTTCACCATCTTTTGTTACAATAGCTACTGTATTAACATCATTAATAGCATAATTAACTATACTATTATTAGGTTTATTACTTTTACTAATAGATTTAAATGTAGGCATAAGAATATAATTTTATATTCCAAAGATAAAAAATATAACTATATCAAATGTTAATAGAATAAAAAATTATACTAATCTTTGTACTAGTTCTACTAATCTTTGTATCAGTCATACTACGGGTGTTGATTTAACATAGCTTTTATGCTGATTATCAGCACTTTAACGACTACGAATATCTAGTCTATTCTATAAGCCAATCAAAGGTGCAACCTTTGTGCGTAGGCGCATAGCCTATGTGATTATTAATAATAGCAATATATTAATTAAAACCATCATCATTATTACCAATAACACACATAAGAATAATAAAAACTATAATACCAACAACAAATAGTTTTCCACTATACTTATCCATAGCTTCATTATCACTAATATTATTAGCAATAGCTAATAGTTTAACACCACCAAATATAATTCCAAGAAGAACAATAAATGCAACCATAATTATAATATATTTAAGTTTAACAATAAGATAAAAATAAACCTCAGTAGTAAGACTAGCTTATCTACCGAGGTTTCAGTCATGCCAACGACTATAAGTTTAAGGATTAGTAGAACGCTCCGCTTCGCTACGCTCAACTCCCCGTAGAGGATGGAGTAGACTAGTATTCATTCAATCAATATAATCATTATTATTAATAACTATACTAATATTACTAGCGCAACTCCATTCCATCCTCTACGGGGAGTATAGCGAAGAGTGCGTAGCACTCGTAGCGGTTCCAAGCTAATCATCAAATTTAATAAAGCCAGCTCTATTAGAGCCAGCTTTAAGTATAACATATAAACCATTAGCATTAATACTATTTATTCCTTTAGTCCATATTTAGCCCATTGAAGAACAAATCCAAGACCTTCCCAAATTTTATCTTCAGCTTCAATTTGAGCATAAGCAGCACCAATTCCTAAATTAAAATTTTCAGGTTTTACACAACTTTGTTGACCATGAACTTCAAATCCAGTAAGACAAGTAAGAGTAGTATTAGTTGTTTTAGTACCAACTTTTACATTTTCAATACCTTTAATAAATCTCTTAATATCATTTTTTTTAAGAACATCTCCAGCAGGGTCTTCAAGTTTATAATAAGCTTTTTCAAATTCTTTAGCAGGACTCCAAGATTTATATCCATCTGGATAAGTTACTTCATAACCATCTTCTTCAAAAGAATGATTACCAATTCTATGACCTTTGTCATTTGCTTCACGAGCTGTCATAGGAACAGCTTCAATCATTTTAACTCCAATAAATTTAGCCATAATTTTAAAATTTAATCTATAACTATTATAACTTCACCAATATTACTACTATAATCATTTACTTCTCCAATACCAAATGTATCACCATCCCATTGTTCAATAACAACATTAGCGTTTTCATCACAAGTTTTAAGTGTTTCTATAAGTTCTTTAACTGTCATAGTTTATTCTTTTTCAAGTTTGTTAATAATATCTTTAATATAATTACTAGGAAAACTACCTTCAAGTCGAGCTAATTCTTTTCTTTTATAATCATTATCGACTTTAGTAATAACAGTAGTAGGAAATTTAGTAATTTCTTTTCTTAGAATATCATCTAGATTTGTATTACGAATATTAAGAGTAATATCACAATTAGTTTCATTAATAGCATCAGTTATATTTTTAATTGCTATTTTACAAGCGTCACAACCATCTCTAGTAAAACAATCAATACGTATCATAACACAATAGCATTATTTTTAACAGCTTCTTTAATAGTATTAGGAACTCTAAGAAGAGTACTCTTAATCATTTCAGTAGTAAGACTATCAGAATATACATAAGTAGCATAAGTTCTCCAACTATCTTTAATTACAACAGCAAATTTGTTAGGATTATCAATATTAGTTTGAATATATTCTACTTTAGTATTTTGATATTTCCACATCCAAGCAATAGCATCAGCACATTTAGCACGAGTTATACAATCATGTTCATCAATAAACGCTTCAACAAATATATTATTTGTTTGTCTTGTAGGTTCATCTCCAGTAAGATAATTAATATCATTACGAAGTTCTTCCCAAGTAACAGAATTACTATATCGTTTATATTCTGTATCATCTCGATATATAATACAAGTAGGATATTCAGTAATATTCTTACCAGCAACAGCCTTTTCAAGTATCATATCTTCAAGAATAAGATGGTCAGGAAGATTTTTAAAATTACATTGAACATTAGTACCAAATAAAGCTATATCAATAGCTTCTCGCATAGCTTCTGTTTTATCTTTATCAGCATTTTTATAATAAAATTCAATTTTAACCATAGTATTCGTATAATATAATGAGAATTTATAAAATTAGCTATTTTAAAGCCCCACATTGAATGATATTCATATCGTGATAGATTAATCACAATAACAATTAAAATTCAATGTAGGGCAAAAGAATCATATCTATGACTTTCCTAGCAGCTTGCGAAGATATTTCCTAATAGTGTAATCGCTTTGCACACCACGTAGAATATCACCATTACAATAAGCAGTAGGAGCATCACTAATACCAACATTACGCGCTTCTTGTCTACCAGTATCAGTATATAGATTATACCTAATAAGATTAAACCTACCGGCAAACTCAGGAAGAGCAAGAGCTTTATGAAGCCTTTCTTCAAAAAGTTTACTAACATTACAATCAGGTAAATAAAACAAGATTAACTTTTTCATAGATAAACTTCATTACCTTCAACTTTAGCATCACTAAAATGACTTTTAAAACTTTCAACACTTCTACACCATAAAATATCAGATTCGCTAGTTTTATGATATATAACAGCAGGAATCCATTTACCTGTATCTGGATGTTTCATTTTAGTAATATTATCAATAACATATTCATTAGATGTTTTATTATGAATATAACGAGCACCAACTTTAAGCTTTAGCTGCTCCACCGGTTCCTTCTCCAAATCCTTTGTTTCCACGTTCACTTTCTCCTAATTCTTCAATAGATTTAACTTCTTTCCAAGTAATTCTTTGAGCACTATTAATAATAAGTTGACAACATCTATCTTTACCATCACAATTATATGGCGGAGTATAAAGTTTATCAAGAATATTAGTAGTTGTAGCTCTAACATTATTAAGTTTAAATCTAGCATTACCAATCATACTATCAGGTAAATGCATATGCTCTCTTAATTTATCAACTATTTCAGCAAGAGTAGATACAGCATGAACTAAATCTCTAGAAGTACGATTCTTAAAAGCAACCAAAAGTTCTCCACGATAACCCCAATCAATAGTAGAAGGAGAATTAGGTATATAAAAATCAGATTTAGTAAGATTACTTCTAGGACGTAAAGACATTTCATTAGGTTCACCATTAGCATCATTTCCAATATTAAATGCTAAACCTGTATGATAAATAAATCTATCTTTATCTACATCATATTCATAGCAAATAGGATAAATATCCATACAAGCATCACCTTCTTTACCATAAGTAGGTAGAATGGGTTGAACCATACAACATTTCTTTACATCTACAACATCTCCACTAAGAAGTTTAATCTCTTTCAGTTTAAATACTTTTACTTCCATATACAATTAAATTATTAAATTAAAGAGCTTCTGCAAGTGCAAAAGCATTTTCTATTTTTCTTGATTTATCACCATAACAAATACTATCAAATCGCTTAGTGCCTTCAATATTATCTATATTAGAATAATATCCACTAATAGCATTAACTGCACCCCAAGCTGTACCAAGAATATCTCTTTGACCTGGACCATCAAAATAATAACTATAAGTATCAGAAATAACATTCATTTTTCTACTACTTATTTTACTATTAGTTAAAGCTAAACCACTACGATAAGCAATATCTTTAATAGTATAACCTGTATCTTTTAAACGTTGAATTTCATCACTAGTAAGAAGATTTTCTCCAATAAATTGGATTACATCTTCATCAGTAACCTTAATATTAGCAAGTAAATTACAATATTGACCAAATTCTTCAGATTTAATTTTACTAATTCCAAGTATTTCTTGTGCAACAGAAATCTTATTATGAACACTAATTGTATGTCGAAAACTAACATAATTACTACTAGTATGAATAGCAGCATTAAGAGTATTTTGACAAATAACTCTAATAGGAGTAAATAAAATCTTAACTCCACCACTACCATCATGAGTATTAGTAAATACTAGATAATTTTCAACAGGGTCACCTTTAACAAGAATATTATTAGGAAGTTTAGCACTTACAAATATTCTCTCACCATTTCCCCAAAATCCAGCAGTTTGCCAAATAGCAGAATTTTTACCAATAGCGTCATCAAAGAAATTAAAAGCATCATTGTTTTGAACAATAGTATATTTACTTTTAACAACACCTAAAGGAATATTGTAATCAGTACGATAGGTAGCAAAGGCGTTATCACACTTACGATAAATGTCAGTACCAAAAACATGAGCGCCTTCTTTTTGTTCTTTAATAATTTGGTCAAGTTCTTCATCAGTTCCAGTAAGTTTAATAGGCATTTTACCAACTAGTTCACATTTAGCTACATTAAAATTAAGTCCAGCTTTAAGCATAACTTCTTTAGCAGTAGCACAATCTGATACATCAATAGCACCAGAATAAGCCCAAGGTTTACCTTTTACTTTATACATATTATTTATGACTTATACGTAACATAACACTTTCAATATCTCTAACAGCTTGGTCTTTATTAACACCATAAGTATCCATATATCATTTTATTAATTCTTTTACTTTTTCTTCTAGTTCCATAATTAGCAAGATTAGTAGTGTTGACTCCCCGTGGAGGATGAACTTAATTCTGTCCTCTACGAGGAGTATAACCAAATTATTTAATAATAAGACTAGTATTTTCAACAAGTTTAGCTATACTAATATCTTTACCATCATTAAGAATATTCTTCATAGTAGTTTTATTAACACTGCTACTTCTAGTCATTTCATCTTGATGATTAAAGAAAGTATTAAGTAAATCAAAATTAATTTTATTAGCTAAATCACCAATAGGTTTTTCAATTTCAAATTTAACTTTAATACAATCTAAATCATCAAGCGTAAAATAACCTCCAGTTTCTTCTCTAAGTCTAGCAGATTGTTCAGGATATCTTTCAGTAAATTTATCATTAATTTGTTCAAGAAGAACATTTCTACTAAATGAGAAATTACTATCAATCATATCATTATCCCAAAGAGATTGTAAATGTTCAAGAACTAAATCAATAAATATTTGATTAAGATTTTCATCAATCTCAACACATTTACTGTTCTTAGTATAGAGTTTACTATCAACTAAATTAATAACTTTATTACCAGACTTACCTAAATCTCCATAAGTAATAACAGCATCAAGCATAACTCCTTTAAGTCTTTCAGCATTGTTTTCTTTAGTTTTACGAAGAACAGCTAATCGTTGCTCTTCCTTTTTACAAGATTCAGCTTCAAGATTAAGTACAGTATATGCTTTACGATAACCATCAAGTTTAGATTTAAGATTATCTTGTGTAATAGCAAGGCGTTCTTCAAGTTCAGGAGTTAATTCACCTTCATTTTCTTCTAACTCAAGAAATATATCCTCAAGTTCAGCAGTAATATTATAAATATTTGCCATTATTTTCTACGTTTAGGTATATTATAAGCAGAACGATAATAAGGATTTAAATAACCAAATAAATGAGTATAATCACTAGCAGTCATTTTACCTGTATTAGTTCTATATTTATAAATAGCTTCAGTATATTTCTTCCATAGTTTTTTTACTAAACCAAGATTACCAACAAATCCACCATTTTCAAATACAATAGCTTCTGTATTTTTAGTAGTTCTAAAACGGTTATTAAAACTATAAAATCTTCTTCCCATAACTTTAATATTTAAATAGTTAATAATTTATTAATTATGTCTCATTTCTTCATACGCTTTATCTTCAAGTTCAACAGTAACATCTTCAAGACGAATACCTTTTAAACAAGAACATTCTTTCCATTGAATATTATAATTAATATCAAGTTTGATTAAATCAATATTATTAATATCAACAGCCATAATCCAATTATCAGGAGATATTTCTACTTCAACACAATCAATGATTTGTGTAGGTTTAGGCATCCATCCTTTGTTAACATCATGTTGCTGTAAAAGACAAATACTAAAATATCTACCAGTAAGAATATTATCTTTATATTCAAATAATCCACCATGCCAACAAATAGGATTTTTATTATCAGTCCATTCTTTAGTATCAGAATTATATCTACTAATAGGACGTTTACTAAAAGCTCCATTATAATGAATACTACCATTTGGTTCTTTAAATACATTAGATTTACGTCTGTTTTGACAAGTACCATCAGAACTTATTTGGATCCATTCATCATCAGTAAAACGAAGAGGACTAATAATATCCCAATCACATAGTTTTTGAACAAGATTAATTTCCCAAGGAGCAGAACCACCAGAATTACTATGAGAAGCAAATACAGCAATAGCTTCAATTACTTGTTGATACATCCAATTATTTGGACCATCTTCTCCATTACCATATCCAGCAAGTTTAAGTTCTTTAATAGCATGTTTACAAATATTACTTTCTCTAATAACTTTAGCTAAAACTTTCTTATTAATAAGAGGTTTATTATTTTGCTTTTTAATATAACGCTTACTTTTCTTCATCTTTAATTACTTTAAAAACAACAATATTACATAAAAGTGTTACTTCATTTACCACAAGCTCTATTGTTACATCCTTCAATAGAACAAATATTTTTATATCTATTTCTTTTATTAAAATTAAATTTTAATTTTATATCCAAGTTCATTTAATTCTTGTTCTATAAGTTTACATATAATAGTAGCATTAGGATGCGATTTACCTGTGGTATTATACACACGTTTCCTAATTATTTCAAACCATTCATCTACGGAATATGTATAGGTACAACGTGTAGCAGTATCAAGAGGAAGAACACCACGAGCATCTTGACGATGCATACCAATATCTACAAGAAGTTTATATTTATTAAAAGAATCATTACAACTATCTCTATAAATAGATGCTTTTTTATGAGAATCACACCATTCTTCAAAAATAGGTTCATTATTTAAATAATCTACTTCTTCATCAGTCATCCAATGAGGTCTACAAATACTTCCATCTTCATATACATATCTAGTTGATTTTTCAGCAATATTATTAGGACTAACACGATTTAATTCACGAGAAGTGCTAATTTGTGTATCAACACAAAAAGTATATCTCATCATATGAAATCCTATTTCAGTATTACAAAAATCTTCAATAGGAACAATATATTTAGATATATAACCAAATGGTGTTTTATGGTCTAAAACCCAATTACCATTAACAGTTATATAATAAACATGTTTTTCATAATGATAACTAAAACCAATAGTATTAGCATAATTAATAATAATAGTTTCTAAAGTTTTATCACTATCATTAGCAATCATATAATAAGTTCCATGACGAAACATACTCCAATGTCCATCATTAATAAGTCGTTTAATAGTAGCTTCATCATTACCTGTTTCTCTACCATAACAAACTCTTGCGCATCTAGCAACATGAGCTTTAGAATTATCTCCTTGTTGCCAAAGTTCAACTTTAGGTTCAATTATTTTCATCTTCTTGATTATTATAAAAATCTTTAACTACATTTCCAAATATACTATAAAAATGTTCTTTAGGTATAATATTAATAGGTTGTATAGAATCAAGCTCTTTAAAAAATTCTTTAAGACCTTTATTTCTAATCCATAAAGTATCATAAGTAGCAGTTATATAATTATCTTTATCCATGTCACAAGCTATAAAGCAAGTTTCACTATCAAGCTTATCTATACATTCTTTACATACAATAGCCTCAGCTATTTGTTTACTCTTACTAGCATCTTCTTCAACAGAATTTCCAAGTGGAGTATAACCAATAACTTTACCACAACATATACAAACTCTAGCAAGAGCATTTATACCAAAAATAGGATGTAATTTCATACCATATAATCAGTTACAAATTTAAGAACTTTATAGAAAAGACCAACAAGAGTACCGGTATTATCAATAACATAATCATCTTGAGAAATTTTAATTTGTTCACTTTCATGATTATCATTATTGTTAAGTTTTCTATCTACTCTAATTATCATTCCTCCACATTGTTTAATAGCTTCACATTCGTCATTTTCAAATCTAGCATCAGCTATAATACATTGACCTTTACTATTTCTTATATCAAATGCTTTATTCATAGTATAATTAATAAAAGCTTTATGCCAAAAATGATTTCTAATAACATTAGTACCATAATATTGAAGAAGAGTTCTAATTTTAATAGAAACATTAGTATTTAAAAGAAGAAGTGTAGATAAATTATCAAATTCTAATGCATTATTAATAACATAATCTACATCTTTAATATTTGTAGAAACAATACCTGTTTTAAAATTATAATAATAATTTTCTTTAATTTCTTGTTTATCTAGAAGTTTACGGTCAATACCACAAAATTCAGATATATCATCTTTAAGTTTATCAGCAAAATGAATAATTATTTCATCATTTTCGATAAAATTATTTTTATAATAAAGAAGCCAAGTATCATAAGTAGCTTTCATAATACCATCATGAAGGATATAACTAATCATAGAAGCAACTGTATCTTTACCGCTTCCTTTGAATCCTTTAATACCAACAATAGTAACTTTATTAATACTCATAATAATTTGTTTTTGTTTATCAAGACAAATATAAAAATATAATAGGAATTTACTAGTAATAATGATGCTGAATTTAATGTTAAATATCATAGTGAGAATGACGCATTTTAAGGCTCAACATAACACGCAAATCTTATCATGATAGATTAATCATTCTGATATATAAAATTGAATACAGGCAAAAAGAATCATATCTACGAGCGTGTTCTGTATAGTTTTAGACTTCTAACAAATAGAAAAGCCTAGCACACCATATTATGTACTAGGCTTCACCTTATTCAATATCTATATGATAAATAATACAAAAACCATTACGTTCTTCTACAAACTTAACATTAATATTAAAATCATCTTTAGACACAACAAAAGCATTACGCAATCTTGTATCGAGAAGTCTAATAACTCTATTAGGAATATATAACTTAAATCCAGTATTAGCATCTCGAATAATAGGAACACTATTATTAATTCTATTATCATTATACAAAATCACATAAAGTTCATTACTTTTAGTTATATCGTTATATCTAATAGCAAAATTATAACTTTTAGCATCATAATCAGTAAATAGAATAATAGAATTATAATAACAACTAAAATAAGATTTAGTTCTATCAAAACTATTATTCTTAATTACATTATAATCTAGTATCTCCATTTATAACAACATTTTTAATATGAGATGGAACTCTAGTAACACCACTTCGTTCACCATAATCTATATGAACAGTTCTACCAATATAAGATTGAGAATCGAATAAAACTTCCTGTTGAACAATATGACTAGCACTTAAACGAGTTTCAAACTTTTCATTATTAATATCATTTTTACAAAGAAGAATAGGTAAATCACGTTTCTTTTCTTTATAAATATCAATAATTATAAAATCTCCTTCAGTAGCATCTTTAAACTTCTCCATATAATTAGCTCTACGTCTACCATATTGATAATCAGTTTCAGTATTACGAAGTATAAGACCTTCAAAACCTAGATTAATAAAATGATTTCTGGCTTTAATAGCTATATCATCATTATTAATATATATACTAGGAAGAATAATCAATCGTTCTTTATTATTATAATGTTCATTAATATTATTAAAAGAAGTAGGGTTTTTAATATGACAACGATACATATTTCTATGAGTTTGGTTACCTTCCATCATAATATCATAACACCAAAACTGAAGAAGTTTATTTTCAACACAATTAGCATCTTTAACAAAATGATTAATTTGATTAACAGTATAACCCGGAAGATAAACTTCACCATCAAGTGCTGCAAATCCATTAATCATATCGTCGATAATATTTGTATTAATAGTAGCAAGCAGATAATCTTCAAGATAGCCAAGAGTATGCCAAATAAGACCTTCACGACTTTGGAAACGAAGCCTAACAGGTTTAAACATATCATTTTGAGTATAAGCAGTAACAATACAACGAAGACCATTAATCTTATACTGACCATACATACAACTGACTTTTTTCCAAACATTACCACTATACGTTTTAGCAAGCATTGGAAGTAGAAGATTAGTATTTCCATTACTAAGGTCTTTAGGCAGATAAGTATTTAGAAAATTAAATAGAGTATCATTATCTCCATCCTCCACGGGGGGTAAACCCTGCATATCACAAAGTTCATCAAGATATGTATATCCTTTTTTAATCTTATCGTTATATTTACTTTCAAGTTCTTTTTGACCATCTTTTTGAGTAACAGCATAAACTTCTTTACGAATATTACCTCTAACAAGACCATAAAAAACAGTGATACTATTAGTACCACTGTCAAGTTCAGCCCACCAAACAGTAGGCACACCATTGTTATTTCTACGATAAAGTTTATTCATTATGTTCACTTATTTTTAAACCATTAAATGCAAAACTAACAGCTTTACCACCTAGAAGTTTAGCTTTACGCTGAGCAATCGTTTCCTTTTTAGGCTTAATAGCCTTTGCAATACCGGTGCTAACATCAATGGGTTTACCTGTAAAGATATCTTTTGATTGATTAACTCTGCTAGCACTTCTAGTGCGTTTCCTTGGTTCTTTACTATAATATCGTACTGGGTTTCTTCTCTCGAAATCAAGATTTTTTTCATGTATATCAATAATTCTTTTAATAATACTATTACGATAATCAATATAACTTTGAGCTTTTTCTGGATGATGTTCTAGAACAAGATAAAGTTTATCAAGAATATATTCAATACTAGAAAGAGTAATACGATAACCATAATTAATAGTTTGTCTAGGACGAGAACCATCAGGATAAATAATAGTACAATCTAAATCTTTAATATAAGATTCAATTGCATCAGCCATTGTAGATTTATCAATAACATAATTAATATATTTAATATCTCTATTATCTAGCTTTTCTTCATATCCTTTTATTATCATAGATTTTCTTTCTTACATTTATAAATAATAATACGAGCTGGCTTACCTATAAGACAATGATTATATTTAAACCATTCAATAATATCAAATGTAGGATAAGTTTTAGCTATTCCTTCAACAAGAGCATAACCTTCTTGATAATTAAAATTACTATGAACAGTTCCACCATTATCAGTATCAAGTAAGCTAAACTTTTTGATATATTCAACGTCATCATTAGAAGATAGATTAATTTCTCCATAACAATAAATATCTTTTTTATCAATACGTTTATTATCTATATCAAGATATTCAAATTTATCAAGATTTTGTTCATCTTCTTCAGTAATTGGACGCATAACAGTATATGTAATACCAGCTAGACTTTTAGTATGGCAAAGTATCACTTTCTTCCGTATCCCAAGTAAATTCAGTTTCTTCTCCATAATTATCTTCTATATATTTAACAACTTGTTGAGTTAATTCATTAATAACATTTGTAGAATAACTACTTCTCAATTCTGCAAAATCTTTAACACCAAGTTCTTTAGGAATAATAATAGGTATAATATCATAATCATTCTTAAGAATCACAGCTTCCATAAGACCAGTTCTATCATTATCCATAAGGCTAATAAGAAAACCATTTCGATTAAGTTTACTACGAAGCCAATCATATTCAATTTGACGAAGTTTATAAGTTTCATGTGGAATATTAACAACACCAATAGTTTTAGATTCAATGGTAGACCCCCCGTAGAGGATGGAATGATTAATACTCTTTAGATAACATTCAAGACTTAATCTATCTTTAGTAGATTTAGTTATAATAATAACGTCATAATTATCTAATTCAAGATTAATAACTCCCTCAATAGTATTACTATTAGTTATAAACTTAACTTCAGTTTTCTTATTTCTATTTGGAAAATACAATTTAACATTAACTATTCCTCTTTTATCTTGTCCAAGAACGTAACCATAACATAAATCCGTTTTATCTTTATCATAAAAATATTTAGGAATAGGATTAGTAGAACGATTAATATAAAATTGGTCAACAGGATAAACAAAATGAGTATTAAGAAAATTAAGATTAATACCAAATTGTCCCCAATACTTAGCATCTAAATTATTCCACGGACGAGTAACAAGTTCAATAATAGGTTTATGATTACGTACATTACTAATAGCCCTAGCAATATTATAATCGTTGTTTTCATCTTTATCTTGTCCATAAATAATATTTCTAAAAGTATAAGCAATATGTTTAAGAACAAATAGAAATTGACTTTTAATAGAAATATCAATTTGCTTATGAACAATTTCAGAGAGTACAGTTGCAGCAGCATCTATACAATCTCCCCACCAATATCCAGCAAAATCTCTTCCTTTAAGTTTATTCCTATTATCATATCTAAAACCAAAACTAGGATGAGTATCTTCACGAAAAGGACTAGATATAAATTCTCCTGTATCTATACAATGTTGTATATCTTCAACACTAATTCCAGTATAAGTGCTAAAAATAGTAATTTGACTAACTTTAGAGAAAATATAATCTTTAGTTAAAATAGTATTACTAATATTTCTTTTCATAATATTTCTAATTTGACCTTTATCGTGAACATATAAAAAAAGAGGACTAGGTACTAAAATAGTACCCAATCCTCTTACATACAACTATTTAACTAACTTTAATTTTTTAAAATGGTAAATCTTCTGTTGGATTAACAAAAGCACCAGCAGCATCATTACCACCAAATGGACTAAAATCTCCACCGCCATTAAATCCACTAACAGGATTTATAGGAGCAGCAGTTTGAACACCAGGCATTACACCAACACCAGGCATAGCAACATTTGGCTGTTTAGCTTGTTCGGCAGATTTTTGATAAACAATACTTTCTTTATAAGGGTCAATATGCAAACTAGGAGCAGATTGTTCTTTATAAAGTTCAATAACTCCATCATTGATAAATGTAGGAAATCCTAAATCACCAAATGAAGATTTACTTCCAACAACAGCACGCCATTTACCATCATTCTTAACGAAACGAAGAAGCTTCATCCAAATAGTAATAGGTTTACCTTTAGCATCATTATAAACAGGTTTACCATTATTGTTAAGTAACTTAACATAATTTTCAAACACAGTTTTATAACCAGCTATAACTTTCTCAGCCTCAACAGGTACATACTGCATATTTTCATCAAAATCTTCAAAAGGCAAAGTAAGAGCATCAATTTCTTCTTCTGTTAAATCACGACCTTTAAGAACAAATACATTATATATATGTTTCATAAAGCGGAAAATGTTATCAACTTTCCAAGCACCTTTACCACCGGGAATAGTTTCAACATTACTTTCAGCAGGAAGAAGGCGTTGAGTTACATAACGACGTTCATTGATATTTTCATGATTACTAGCAAAAGTAAATGTAAGATAAGGAATACTCATACCAGCAAATGAAGGCATACCTTGAACATCATCTTTCAATGTAGCCCAATCAACTTTAACATCTTCAAGATGACCAATAAACAAGCCATTAGCTTTATTACAATCAGTACGTTCATCAAACTTTTTACGAGTTACATCACGTAAATCGTTATTAATACCTCTACCTCTACGTTTTTTAGGAGTTTGTACTTCTGCATTAGCAGTTTGTTCAGCACTTGCTACAACAGTAGCTTCATTCTTAATTTCTTTTTCTGTCGACATAATTAAAGTAATTAAAAGAATTATTAGATAAAATAAGAGCTGCACTATTAGCAATACTAACAATGCAGCTCTATGTTCAAGATACTATATTTCTAGGACGAAGATTTGATTATTCAGCAGTTTCTTCTTTTTCAGCTTTCTTACCGATACGAACAGGTTCTTCATCTTTATATTCGGTAAGCATTGCAATCTTAACAACAATATCTTTATGACCGTTATTAACAACAGCTTCTTGCAAGTTATCAATATCTACTGTATAAACACGATTCTTAGAAGTAGCTTCTTCATCAGTCATATCAGCTTTCAACTGTTTCCAAACATTAGAATCAGTAAAGTTAAGAGTTACACCAATACCAGACAAAGCAGCAGTATTAGCACACTTAGAACCTTTAATCTTAGCAACTTCATCACCTTGAATACAGCTAACCAAAAGTTCTTTCTGTTCATCTTCGGTAATACCTTCACGACCAAGAGCAGCTTTAAGTTCTTCATTAGAAGAAGATAAAGCACCTTCAAGAGTTTCTTGGAAATAAGTATTAACATACTTAATCTTATCATTCTTAGTCATACGAACACGAGTAGTGCAAGGATTACCATTCTTGTCTAATTCAGCAATACCTTTAGCCAAAGCCCAAATATCAAATTCAGCATGAACAGCAATAGCAGCTTCGGGAGATTCAATATCCAAACCTTGTTCTTCACAGAAAGCAACAACTTCGGGTACTTTATTGATAATAGCATTATCAATATTTGCACAGTTATTAATGAACATTACATATTCACCATGAGCAATGCCGAGAGCTTTAGAAACTTGGGCAGTCATACGGAAACTACCGGGAGTAGAAACAACTACCAATTCAGGTTCTTCACTAACTGCTCTTTGACCAGCATTAACAATACCCATACCAAAACTCAAACCTTTCTTAAAGTCTTTCATAATTTTTGTAATTTAAAAGTGAATAATATCAGTCATACGACTGTTTTGTTTAATAATAATTTCTCTAGTTTGTTTATGTTATTGAATTTCAGTAATATCAATAATATCTTCATTACTCAAATCAATACCTTGCATAGTCTTTAATTCTTCTGTGCTTAAACAGCCCATAATTAAATCATTAGCAATTTCACGAGCACCATAAACAAATGCTCTATGACTTATCATTATTTTAGGATATTTCTTATAAGTATCTTTTTCAAAACATCCAGCAACAATAGCATCTTTATAAGTAAACTCACCAGTAGCAACCATATTACGTTCTCCAATTTTACGATAAAAACGATAACTAGTAATATAATCAATAGGAACAGCAGGTATTCTATAAACAGGAACTTTACCAGTAGAAGCAATTTGTTTAGCTTCATTAGTATTAGTAGCTATTTCAAACTTGCCATTAAGTTGATATTCTTTATATATATTACCATTATAATCTTTATAGTATTTAACAGGATAAACATATATATGTTCATGGTCTTTATCTTCTGCATTTTTAGTTTGTGCCTCTTTGGGAGTAAGACACTTAATACAGTCAAATGGAAGTTTATCTTCATCATAAGCATTAAAGCCATCTGTATATTCGTACAGAGCGCGATAATTATCTACTTTTTCCCAACTCACGCTGCCTTTGACAAGTAATGCCTTAATAATGTGAACATCAACACCTGTTTTACCTTGAACTACATGAATATGTTCAATGCAAGTAGAAAATGGAAGTCTAAGGTCTTTAGCTCTCATTGCAATAGCAAGACCATCTTCAACAGACTTAATACCACATTTATCACTACGCATAACACGTTTGATAAATACTTCAAGACTTGCAATTTCAGCTTCACTCATATAATTAAGCTGATATGGAGCAACAGAATGTTGAACACCATGTTGTTTTTCAATACCACTATTACTAACAGCAACAGTAGTATCATTAACTTTAACTTCTTTATCTTCGTCCATTCTATCAAAGAGCGATTTTGATTACACAACAAATGTAACTATTATATTTATACTAGCAAACAATATCATCAAAATTTTGAGCACTAATATCAGAATTAACATTCTGTATAACTTCATGATTAGCCGATAACTTTTCCTTTTTAAGACTTGCTTCTTCAATAGTACCAGCTATATAAAGTTTATGTACTTTAAGTTTTGATTGACTACAATTAACATTATTATAACGATAAATAAGTTCATCTATGGTATCACATAAAGGTGAGGTTAAAATCCATTCGTCTATGCTTGTTTCTAGGCTGTCAGTTGAATTATTTTTTATAGATAATACTCTTAATAAGCCATCATTAAAAGACTTCAAATTCAGCGTGGAAATAGCCTTAGATTTGATTATACGGGCAGTCCCTTTCTTGCTTCCAGACTTGTACAAAACAGGAATACCATTACTATCAACTAGAACTTTATCCTCAATTTTATCATGGTAATCACCACAAATTTCACCTAATTTATCATTAATATATTTAGTTACAGTAGCAGCATATTCACCTCTCTTACTAATAATAAGAAATCGTTTATCAGGATTATCTTTAATAATTTCAACTATTCTTTCTAGCTTACAAACATTATCAGAACATATAAGCATACGTTCACGAATAATATTATAAAAAGTCTTAACTCGTTCAGCAAGAACAAGAGGATTATAACATTCATCAATTTGTTTACTAAAAGGATTAGTCATATCCATATCAGCACTCCATCCATTATATTCAGCTATTTCTGTAATATATTGAATAGCACTACGTCCATCTTGAGTACCATTTCGAGCACATTTAATATTATCAAGATTACCAAATACTTGAATAGTCTGAGTAATAAATTCAGTATATTTATCGTAATTAGTAATATCATCTTGATTAACAAACAAAATTGGCTCTCTGTATTCCTCTACGGGGAGTAAAGCTCGCATAGCATTAATACCACTAGAACTTATATTATCATTAATAGGTGGAATATTAGTATAAATTTCTTTTAGCTTGGCAGTATCAATAGTATCTTTAGTTATAATCATAAGTTTAAATCTAGCATGATTAAAAACTGTATTACAAGAAAGATTCCATTCATTAACTCCAACAACAATAGAAATATCATAACTATAATTATATCTACTATTAACATAAGTATGAGTAAGAATATTAATAGTATCTATATTTATATTATGATTTTTAAGACTATCAACAATTTCAGTTCTTCTTTTCCAATTATCTGTAACAATAAGTATTTTAATATTATCATTCTTATTTCTCATAAGACTAATAATTCTACTTATAATTTCACAATAATCAACAGGTGGAACACAATTAATAGTTCCAATACCTTTATATTCTTTAGAACCCCATTTATTAATTAGTCTATCATAAGTTTCTTCAACTATATTTCTCATCCAAAATCATCTTCATTAAAAATAGGATTATACATACCACTATATTTTTTAATTTTACTTTTACCTTTACCTTTAGGAGAAATTTTAAGTTTGATAGGATTAATAATCTTCATAGCTTCTTGATAATAAAATTTAAAATTAATATCTCTAAGAGAAATATCTTTATCATCAAGACTATTAATAACTGTTACAACAGAACCAGCTGCCATTCTACTACGAGAACCATTATCGTTATGAACTTTCTCAATAATATAACCTCTATTAGAAACATAAAATCGAACATATCTTTGGCAAACAACATGAGTAACTTGTCCATTTTCAATCTTAGTTTCTTCTACATGAAATTGTCTACCTACATTTTGAGTAAGACAAAAGTCAAGAATATTAGTAGCTTCTTGAAGAGTATCCATTACAGGTTTATTCTTAAGAAAATAGTTTTCAATAGCTTGAGCAACAATAGGCATAGAATAACCTTTAGTTAAATCTAAAGAATACATCATAGGATTAAGAGCACCTTTAGATTCAAGCTTAAGTTTATGAACACCATTTTTAATAACTCTAAATTGGCTAAGATAATTATTTATATCTCTACTAACAAGACAATGATAATAATCAGTATCAAACTTAAGTTTAGTAGTTTGTTCCCACTCATTTTTAATACGATTATAAACATCAATATCTCGTTTATAAAGTTTAATAACAATACCATCTGTATTAGCACTTAACACATGAATATTATGTAACTCTAATTCCTCAACCAACATTAGCATCATTAACTGCCCATTAATAGTAGTTTTAAGTACAGCTAATCTATCATAAAGATTACCATTTTCAAATCCAAGTTTACCATAAACAGAATTAATAACAATCTTTAAAACTAAAGCTAAAGTATCTCTATCAATTCCGTCAACAATATCTTCATCGCTGTGTTTAACTTCAACTCTTTTATTTTTAAGCCAACTAATAAGATTACAAAAAGCATTAGTATCAAGATGAGCTGGAGCTACTTTATGAGCAGCAATAATACTAGGATACATACTATTAATATCAGCATGAATATAAACATAGTCATCATTGCCAAGTACATCGTGTTGACCCCCCGTGGAGGATGGAAATAATTCTCTTCCACTACTCCAAAGTTCAACAGGATTATCTTGACTATGTAAACCTCCAGTTGCAACAGTATAAGTTACATTTCCAATTTTAACTTCTTTACTAAACGCATCTTTATTAACTCTATAAATAGTAGTTTTAAGACATTCATCAAGAAAATCTTGCATAAGTTTAGTTTTGAATTTAATAAAAGGAAAAATAACCTTTTTAAAACTCATAGCAGTTCTTTCAGTTTTCTTACCTTTCCATTGTTCGGGAGCAAGACCACTAAATTTACTATAAAATTTCTCAAAAAGAATATCAGCAGTTTTACTACGACTAGAATTAAGAACATCAACATCATATGCTTTACTAATAGCATAACGAGATTTAATTTCTTCTGAATAAAGACGAACTATTTCAGCTACAATGAAAACATCATTAAGATTATAATACATCATAGGTTCAATATATTCATCAAGAATAAATCTATCCCATTTATCTACTAGCTTATTAAGCTGACTAATACTCATTCCTTTAAGATTAGGAATTTCATCATATAATTCAGCTTCTTTTTCATTAATATCAGGAAGTTCATATTCTAGAAGTTCATACCATTGAAGATTAATAGAAGTTTGCTTTAGACCTTTAGGAACAGGTTTACGTTCACCTGTTTTACTATCTACAACTACACTTGCTTTATTAAGAGCAAATATACGCATTACATCAATACCTGTAAATGGTAGTTTATATTTTCTAAGACTATTAAGATAAAAATCAGTTTTAAATTTATCTTTATCATCTTGACTAGAAATAATAATTTTACTAGTTTCATATAACTTATTAATAAGTTCTTTCGTACTATTCGTACGCATATAAAAACTAAGTAAAGCAGCAATAATAAGATTATCATAATTGAAATTATTAAATCCATACAAGTCAGTACGAATAATATTTCCATTAGAATCTTTATAACATCTAGTCTTATTAATATAACCTATCATAGAAAGTAATTGACTATCATCTATATCTGTTATATAAAACTTATATTTTTCAACAGTTTTAAGACGAGCCTTAATTTCTTCAACAGATAGTTTTTGAACTAAAGGAATAGCTTTATTATCAGCATTAACACAATCTTTAAATACTTTAAGATAACTATTAATACTAACAAAAGTAACAGAAAAGAAATTTCTTAAAACTTCAACATCATAAGCTATACAATTAATCATTTATATAATTTAATCCATAGTTATTTCTATTTTGATTAACCCAATTAATATCATCAGCAAAACGCTGTTTAAATATATGATAAAGATTATCATCTTTAAATTTAATAAGAGGAGAATAATTACTAAATACATATTTACCGCCAGTAGCCATAAATCTAGGAATTGGATTATCACTAATACTATGATAAGCATCCCCAAATACAAATAGATACTTATAATTAATTCTAGCTAATTCTTTCCATAGAATATTACGACATTTATCAATAGCGGTAAGATATGTATTATAATTATTAGAACAAGCACATTTAATACTATAAGTCATATACACATCTTCAGTATTATTACGTCCAGAATATTCATCATAAAGATTACCAATATCAGTAAATAATTGATAATCTTCACAATAATTTCTATCACCTCTAGGAAATAGGAAAACAATATCTCCATGAATACTTCCTCTACCACCTTGTATATATTTACCTGTATTAAATATACGATTTGGACATCTTTCACAATCAGGATATTCGTCAACAGTTTTACTTGCCATAAGATAATACTAATTGACTACTAGCACGAGAACAAGCAACATATAATCTACGAAGCATTTCATCTCTATTAGTATAAGGATGACCATATTTATCATAAATCATATCATTAATATCTACAAATACATTTTTATAAGTAGAACCTTGTGCTCTATGAGAAGTAATTGCAAAACCATAATCTAAATCTCTACTAAATAAAATCTTACCATTACTATTCGTAATATTAGAAGCGATAAGATATTTACGTTTAAAATCAAAATACTGTTTCCATTTACTTCCACGTTCAGAACTACTAGCTTTTTTAGCATCATCAATAAGACTAGTCAACTTCTTATAATACATCTGAAATGTATAGTTATCATAATGGTCAATAACAAATAAAGGTTGAGTTATAGCACCACCATGAATAGCTTGAAACTTAATAAGAAATCCTTTAAACTCATAATCATTATCAACTGTATCAATAATATCTTTAACAATATATTCTTCACTATTGTTTATAATAATATCATTAAAAACATTAACAACAGTAGTATAACTCATTATTAAATCATTACGAGTAATAAGGCTCTTATCAGCATCTTGAATAATCATATGTCTTACATGGTTATTCCATTGTGCAACACGACTATTAGTATAAGCTATAATACGATACAAATCAATATTTTTAGTATATTCTTCATCATTAAAACAAGTATCAATTAAATCAGAAAATTCAGTTTGACCACAAACATAAAATCCTTTAGTTTCTTCATTATAATCTTGTCTATTTTTAGATATATAATCAATAAATCTCCATCCATTCTTATTATCTATATCTTCTCGAAGAAGTTTAAGAAGTTTACTAATAGGGTTATTATCTCCTTGTCGTACAACTTCTTTAAGATAATAAGTATTACTAGCAATAAGAAAAGCTTGACTAGTTTTCTCATTAACAGGTGGAAGCTGACTAGAGTCACCAAGCATTATAACTTTAATTTGAAGCTTCTTACATTTATTACTAATATACTTAACAAGTTTAGCATTAAGCATAGAAGCTTCATCAATAATTAAAACTTTAAGACCATCTAGTTTATCTTTTCCAACAGGATTAAATGCAGGATTTTCAGGGTCAAAATTTTCAATATTAACATCAAGTCTAAAACCAAACAATGATTGAATTGTATTAACTTCTTTTCCACCAATAGAATTACTAAGAACTCTACAAGCTTTATGTGTAGGAGCAGCACAGCCTATAACACCACCAGACCATTTGCAATTATTAATAACATATTTAATAACAAATGTCTTACCTGTACCTCCAGCACCACAAAGAGCATTAATATATTTCTTATCATCCCAAGGCTGTGCAAGAAACTCAATAAGTTCATGCACAGCTATTTCTTGGTCTTTAGTAAACTTAACGTTAGTATCTTTTCTATTACTATTAGCAATATTAAGATTACCAATCATTACAATTCGTTGTTTACATCAATAAGATTATTTTTAACTTTATCTTCATATTCTTTCCATTCTTGAAAAGCTAAAATAGTAGATTCACTATCACCACGATTATAACACGTAGTAATATGAAACAATTCCTTAGCAAAAGGCATTTTAACAATTTTACCTTTAGCTATAAGTCCAGCAGCAAAAGGAATATAAAATTTAGTGTCAACAGTTTTTCTATTTTCACTATCTCTTATAATTTTAATTCTATGATTATATTCATCTAATCGACGAGCATAAACAACTTTCTTTCCTTTAGTTCTGTAACTTTCACCTGTAATGCTATATAGTTTGCCATTATATTCTACTTTATAAGTACCATCAATATATCTAATAATACCTTCACATTTAGCAACTATAATAACATATTTATTGACTATTCCTTTCTCTTTGGATTTACCTACAACTCCAAATGAGAATTTAAAGCTAACCATAGCATACTACTTTCTTTTAATAGTACGCATACGTTTATCAACAGCACGAGTAATACCTTTAAAAGTATTATCCTCTGCAAATTTAGCTTTACGAGCAGCCTTTTTAGCAGCTTTCTTAGCAGCAATCTCTTCATCGCGTTCTTTTTGTTGTTGAATAACATCAACAATCTCAACATGATAACCACAATAATGAGAAAGAAAATCAATCTTACCACTAGTTCTATTACCAATAGCACTATTTTTAGCTACTTTAATAACTTTACTAGCAGGATTGATTCCAATAACAGCATCAACATTATTAAGTTGACGAACAACAGAAACTTCATCATACTTTTTCATAAGTACTTTACATTTTTAAAGATTAATAAAACAATTATATTTAATAGTTAAAACTATAATAAATTTAATAATAGTTAGATTAGTAGAGCCACTACGCTACGCTCCGTGGCGACCCCCCGTAGAGGATGGAAGCAAGCCAGTCATTAAACTTTCTTTCTAATAATATCATTAAAATCACTAGTAAGTTTACCAATCCTATCTTCAATTCTATCTAGTCTATTTCTATCTCTATCTCTTTTAACTTCCCATTGTTTATTAATATCGCAAATATCAATTTGAATCTTTCTAATCCAATTTTGAGTATCATTAATATCTCTAATAAGTCTATCTAGTTTTTTACTAACAATGCTAATTCTTATAAAAAGATATACAGATAAACCAAATATCATACCAAGTATAAAATGAGAAACATTTTCAATCATAGAAATAATGATAAAGTTTACGAATAAGTTCAAATCTAGTATCAGTAATATTATAAATTTTAAATGCTTTAGCAACAAAATCAAAATCACCATATTTAAGTAAAGCATCTATATAATCTTTAATATCACTAAGCCACATAATAGCACTAACAGAATATCTATCACTATCAGTATTAGTAATATATTGACCAATACCTTTAGCAATAGTATCAGCAGTTATATCATTAATAATAAACTTATCAGTAAACCAATTATCTTTTATATAATATTTATCAGTATATTTATCACGAAAGGCTTTAGATAGTTTATTACATAAATCAATATAAGAACGAGCAGCAGTTCTATTATTATGATTAACAAATTGAACATCTTTAACTTTAAGAGTTAAGTTTATACCATATTCAATAATACGAACTTTAATTTGTTTTTTATCCTCATTAATATATAGAACAATAGCAAGTTTATCTTTCCAATAGCCAGTATTCAAAGTAACTATATCATAAAGTTTAACTTTAAATCCAGATGTAATAGTGCCATCAATTTGTTTATAAGTAATATAATTCATAATAAAACTGTATTAAATTTTTAGTTTAACATTTATTAGCTAGTTCTTTTGCCCTGTATTGAACCCAATATTAATCGTGATAGATTAATCAGATTATATATGAAAATTCAACAAAGGGCAAAAGAATCATATCTATGAATGTATTATGAACATAAATAGCTAGTCATTACTAGTAGGCTCATTATTCTGTTCATTATTCTTACCATCACGTTTAAGACGTTCTTTAAGAATATGTTCAGATACAGAACCAAGTTTACATTCATTAACACAACGACTAACACCTTTAGCATGAGTTACAGTATATACAATAGGATAATTAATATATTTATTATTACCTATTGTACGTTCGATTTTAGTAATTCCAACTTCGGTTACAATACCAACACAAATACCAAGCTTAGTTTGATTATGATATTGATAAGTATATTCCATATATACTACTTGTCCTTTTTTAAACTTAGCTTGTTCTTCAATGTATCTATCTAATAGACCATCAAAAATAAAAGAATCATAATTATCCATTTTAATTATATATTTAAAGTTAATAATATACATACTAAAAAGCCTAGCACTATCTTCACAGACAATGCTAGGCAAAACTACAAATACGAAATCATATAAACGAAATGTTTGACACAGACATCATTATTACTAATTTCACAATCAATAATAATAGAATAATTAATACCAAATCAAATATGACAATAACACTTGGACTATGATAAATATTAATAGCACTATCTTCACAGACCGTACTATTACAAAACCTACAATTTTAGAAATTAAAACGGATAATAGCAATATCATAGTTTCGGAGTTCAATTCCTCCATCATCAGCAAGTGAAATAACACTATTATCTTCACAGACAATAGTGTTAGAAATAAAATCAAAAACTTATGTGGGATTATTTAGTAGATTTATTTGCTTTTCTACGTTTAAGTTCAGTATAAATTTCATCATCACTAACATTCTTAAACTTATTCTCTTGTTTATTATTATCAACAGATTGATTAACCATTTTAATAATTTCATCACGTTCTTTATAAGAACTATCAACAATATGTTGAGCTATATAATGATTAATTTTAGTATTAGCTTCAACAATATTAATAATCATATCTTTAGCATATTTAGGAAAAACAGCAATAATAGGTTTAAGAATATCTTTATCTTCAATTATACTATCCCAACGATTAATAAGCCAATCAAGTTCAAATCTATCTTCAGTAACAAGTTTAATAATATCTTCTTTAGTTTTACCAAAATCATTAATATATTTTTGTTCTTTAAGAACATATACAAATAAAGCTAAACCTCTAACATATTGGTCTGGAGATAAACCTTTATCTTTAATATCATTAATGAATTTATTAAGAAGATTACAATCTTCTTTATATTTACAGGTATCACAAGCAATATTATTAGATGTATTACAAGATTTACCAAAAACTTCATCAAGAATAACTTTAATATTAATATTTTCCATAATTTTATTTATTTAATCATAATAACCAAAAACATCATTTTCAGGGTCAACAATAGGACTATCATCAACTATTGGTTCCCAAGCAATATCGTCAAAATCTTGACTTAGACATTCTGCATGAATTTCAACACCTTCAACATTATTATTGAAATATGTATCATCTTCAACAAAATAAATATCAGTTCTTTCCATATCTTTATATATAAAATAAACTCCGAGTAGAGGATAGTTATCATCAACGTGTTAACTATAACAAACCCAATAAACAAAATGGATAAAATGGCAAGAATATGAGAATTAGCTTTAACAAGCTCAACAGCACTATCCATCCTCTACGGGGAGTCTATACTACAAACTTAGCTAGCTTCAGAATCTTTATTCTTTTTATGAAGTTCAGTTTCAGTATCAATCATAATACCAATAACTCGCTGACTATCACTAGCAACATCAGCATGAGCTTTAACTAAAGCATCAATGAATAAATCATCTGTATATCTATATTCTCTACGAAGTCCACCATCAGCAGTAACTCTAAACTTATTCCATAAGAAGTCAACATAAGCACCTTTAGAATTACATATTCTTCCATCATCTTCAAGAGCATGAAGAATATTAAGAGAAGTATGACGTCTAAATGCAGCATTGAATTTAACAATACAAACTACATCAAGAATATGTTGAGGAACATTAATTCCAACAGGAACACCACGTTTATCAGTCTTAACATCTTTAAAATCATTATCTTCATTAGCTTGACTAACAACAGTAGTTTGTTCTTCCTGTTTACGAACTTTACTTTGTTTCTTCTTCCTAGCTTTATTCTTAGGCTGAACAGTTTCACTACTAACAACAGCATTAACTTGTGTATCTTCTTCAGGAACAACAAGTTTACCCTCTTGTTTAGCTTCTTCTAAACTTTCAGCCATAGTTTTCTTTCTAGGCTTAGATTGAACATTACTAGTAACATTATCAAAATTTACCATAACACTTATAAGTTTAAGATTAATATTATTATCAGTAGCAATATTACTCTACTGAACAACACGACAAATATAATAATTAAATATAATACTCCAAATATATTATAATTTATTTATACTATAATTCTAACTAATAATCAATAGCTATATTAAAATAACTAAAATAGTTATAGCAATAGGAATTAACTTACCACGAGTATAATAAATATTAATAGTATCAAGAATATCATTAGTATAAAGAGAATCAGTAATATCAAGAATATTAAGAATATCATTAGTAATACCACCAGTAATATTAGCATGACTAGTATTAATAGTCATTATAATACTGATAGTATTAATAGTGCTATTATTAACTAGAACTAATGTTATTGGTCATTATGACTAGAAGTCTTATTAGACTTGGTAATACTGTTAGAGCTAGTCTTAATGACGATTGTATGACTAATCGTCATGACGAACGTCAATGAGATGATAATGATGATGCTATGACTGAAACTAATAGTAATATAACTAGAGATTATGATAGTATAACGAGAAGTTATAGGAGAGAAAGAGAAAGAGTTGGAACTAATACTAACAACGATGATATAACTAGAGGTTATAACTAATGGTTATAAAGATATAACTAAAGGTTATAATGAACGAGAATGAGAGAAGTGGAACAATAGGTTTAGATTGATTAGGAATAGGATGTGGAGAAGTAAGTTTGGTATTGAAAGGAATACCAGCAAGTTTAATTTTTTTAGCATAACCATCTCGACACTCATCTCCACATTTACCACTACCAAACTCACTCTCATCTCCATATTCAACCTCAATTTAACCCTATTTGAACCACATCCATCTCCACCATCTCATTCTCCACGAAATCCACATTCACCACTTTCATCTCCACATCCTCTTTCTCCACATTCAATACCTCTCGTCACCTCTAATTTCATCTCTATAACTTTTTGTTATGGGAGTAAATCTCCATGACCAATATCAGTATCAATACCAGTCACGACAGTCATACCAACATCATCTTGTTTAACAAGATGAGTTGTTGTAAGTTCACTAATATAACTAGTCTTATCATCATTAATAGCAATATTGCCAGCAATATCTTTCGCTGATTCTAGGGTATAATATATATATATAATATACTTCGTATATAATATATATTATAAGAAAAAAATTTACATGGCATTTATCTAGTTAATCAGCTTTAGTTTCATCATTACATTCGCTATCGTTATAATCTCTACCAAATATACCACATTCGTGATCATCAAGACTATCATTAATAATATGAGCGATACTTTTTAATTTATCAGCAATACCAAGTTTGCTCTTATTAACACTATCATATACTTTTGTTATATCATCAGCATTACCATTAGTAGTAATATTAGTAATAGCAAGAAGAATACAATCACTAGCAGGATAAAGTTTAGTAAGTTCAACAGAAGTAATAGAATTATCATTCTCAACTTCAATAGTAGTAATAATACGATGTACTTTCATGATGTTTAATATTAGGACAAGACTTATCAGAACTTGCAGCTAGTTTATGATTGACAAGTCTTATCAGACTGTTAAGTTCGTTTGCTGCAATATATTTAATGTTGATAATGAGCATTTCCATGTTGAATACTAGCAACAGCATCAACAAAACTATTGTTGATAACATCAGTGCTACCAACCCGAAGGTCAGTAGCACCATGTTCATTAGAATGGCAAATCGTCATCACTTATTGCAGTAGCAACAAAACTAGCCGCTTTAGCTTTAGCCTCACGCTTGGCAGCAATGGCAGCACGAGCGTCCTCCATAATCTGCTTGATAAGTACATTATATGCACCAACAAGAACAGGGTCAGCAGGCTGTTCGATACCTACAATATGATATGCATATCTATCATAATCCACAACATTGTAAAGATTATCTTTACGAGTAAATGGATTACGTCCTTGTACACCAGCAGGTACAAACTGGCAAAGAACTTTGACAGCAACACCAGTCATATACATACTAGCAAAGCCAGCTTCAGCAGCCTCGCCAACATAGTTGACAAATCTACCGTAGAACTTGTCTTTGCGCATTACAAGCAGTATCTGGTCAAATGGTATCTGAATAGCACCAAGCATACCCATTCGATGTGTACCATCAGGCATACTTTGAGCACATTTAACAGGACTAGCAATAGTAACAAACGCATTGAGATAAGACTTGCCATTACGACCTGTACGTTCTTGACAATCAATATTAGTAATGACAGTTGTCATTACATAACTATGACCATCAGTACAGATGCGTCTAACAATATCATCAATGGTTTCCACTTGCGCAGAACTTTGGTTATCTGTATCAATAGTAGGTTGAACAGGTTGGTTAACACTAGTAGTTGGTTCAACTACATTAACACTCTCAGGAGCAGCAGCAGCACCTTGTGCAGCTTGTGCTAAATCTTTAACGTCTGGCATGACTATTAAGTATTTAATTACGCTAATCAGTAGCATTACTGACAGTTGTTTTCGTTTCAACTGCAAAGTATTTAATGTTGATAATGAGCAACATCATCTAGTAGAGATTAATCTCTACTAAGATAACTAACAATAGCCGATAGTATTCCAAATACAACAGCAGTAATCTGTTCATCACTAGTTGGCTCTACTTTCAATGCTAATATGATAGCTGGCATCATCAGTATGATTGCAACTAACAGTAATGGTTTGTTTGTTCTCATAACGATTAGTGTTAATAATTAGTAATGTAATGAAATGAATAATCTCAATATATTTAATGTTGATAATGAGAGCGAGAACTTTACTTTCTCCTAGAACTTGACGGGGGTAGTCAAGACGAGTTTAATGACCCACCCCTTATACTCACTAGCCTCATCAAAACACCAACATACACTATTTTCAATACTATCACTTTTACTATCATCTTCAACATTCTTACTATCATTATCAAAACATTAATATACATTACTATTATCTTCATAATTTTTATCTTCAGTATTTTCGTCATTATCCTTACTATCATTACTATTATATTTAATTCAGTCCTCACCAACATCTACAACTTCAGTTGCATACAAATCTTTATTCGCAATTATAATACCTTTATCAGTATCATTTTTAAATAAAACAAATTTATCAACTATAAGTCTATCTTTATCATCAAAAGTTTTTATTAATTTAGCTTCACTAATAATATTAATAAGTTTGTTAACATCACCTCTAAATATGTAAATAGGATTAACAACATAAATATTTTGTAAATTAGTTCTTTTAATAATATTTTCATCTTCAAGATAAGCAATGGCATTATAATAATCTCTATAATTAGGTTTAACTAAACCATAACCTTTAATTAAATCATGAGAAATATAAATAACATTACTATTAAATTTAATATTTTCAGCAATATAACCAATAAAAGAAATAATAACAGCATATCTATTTTTTCTTATTATATCCCAAACTCTCATACCAATAGTAACAAAATTACGTTTAATACCAACTTCTTTACTAAGATGATAACCATTATCAAATTCAGCAACTATACCAGTTCTGGTACTTTTATTATAACTAAAAGGATTAGCAACAACAAGTCTTTGTTTTTCAAATTCTTCTAAACAATCAGCATTATAACAAACATCATTAACAAGTTTATTATAAACTTTAGTAGGTTTAAAATCTTCTTTAAAAGTCATAACAATAATAGTATTAAGTTTAACATAAAAATATATTACTCTAGGAAATGTCGAAATCTATTCCATGTATGGTATAAATATAGTAAATAAATAGCGAAATCTATTCCATGTATGGTATAAATTAGTATTTATAACTTATTGATAATCAAGTAATTATAAGTTAGCAATAGTATCTATATAGATATATATTATATATAATATTTAATATAATCAGCATTAATAGATTCGCTGTGACCCGCTCCGAGCTTCGCTCTCCGCTATACTCCCCGTGGAGGATGAATACAATCAGTATCAATCACATCAAGTTAATCAATACTATAATTATTATCATTATCTCTATTAATATCATTAATACTAATATGATTAAGTCTAACTCATCTTCATCCTCCACGGGGAGTATGACTTGCATATTTATAATCATATAATCCTCTACGATTGAAATGTTAAAAATAGTTTTTCTCTTGGTAGATTCATTCAAACTCTTACATTTGCTAAAAACAATTAAGTTATGGGTAAAGATAAAAGTGAAACTAAACCTAAATACACTAGAGAATTTCATAGTGGAGAAAGGAATAAAAAAGAAGTTAAAGTTCCTAGTAAACTTAAACTTGGAAATATTGGTATTGATAGTATTATTAAAACTAAATAATTTAGTATTATGATTAAAGTTGAAAGTAAATTTAAAGATTTTGGTATTCAAATACCTACTAACATTAGCGAAATAACAAGTGAAGCACTTGACGCTATTCTTACTAATGTAGTTATTGCTAAACATTATTGTGTTGTTGCTCTTTGCCAAAATGAAAGTTTGTTCGGTGTTATTAATAGTAAAGTAAGTACAGTTGAGGTTATGCCAATTATTGCTAAAATTAGTAAAGAAGATGTTGAACTTATTGGTATGAACCAAATGGATAAGATTATTATTGACCGTTCTACTCTTGAACGTGGCTATCATCTTTATCTTAAACATAATGTTCTTAGTCCTCAATTTGTTAATAAGTATATTACTAATGATACTGAACTAACTCGTTCTATTACTGTTGGTACTTTTGGACAAAATCAAGGATATACAAAAGGACAAAAAGTTTGGTTTGTTGAATTTAAAGTTATAGCTATTAATGATTTAAGAGCTGCTATTACTGATAAACATAAAGCTATTAATCCTTTTGTTTATCATTCTGCTAAAAAAGCTAATTAGCCATTTCGTCTAAATAATCGAACTCTTCTTAAAACTACTTATGTATAATTTAAAATTATAGGTACTTGTGTTCTTGTTTATAGTAGTAATTTAAGAAGAGTTCTTAAACTTTCAATTATGGATTTTAAGACTAATACTAGTTTTAATATTGTTAATACTAGTTCTCATGAAGATTTTGATGATGATTATATTCTTATCTATAAAGATATAAATAATATATTAGATGATATTGGGTTTCAAGGTGATGATAGAATACTTTGTAAATCTATTATTGAAAGTCTTGAAAAAGAAGCTAGTATTAATATACGAAAAGATAAATGTGTTACTATTCCTCATATTGGTACTATTCAAAAGAATTGGTATCGTTCCAAACTTATTAGTCATTATAAAGACTTTAAAGAAGCTAGAAAAACTATGACTAGAGAAGAGTATAAAGAATATATTGCTAAAGTTATGGAAGAAGAAAAGCAAAAACATTATGAAGAAGAAGAAAAGATTAAGACTGAACTTAAATTTAAAAAGAAACTTCTTCCTATTTGGATTAAACTAAGTAAAAAACATAGTGCTGCTTATGCTAATCTTTGGCTATATGCTATGGGTAAACTTGAAATTATTGAATTTGATGAAGAAGTAGAAGAAATATATGAACGGTTTGGAATTGGATTGGATGCTGACCATAGATGAAACTGGTATGCCAAAAGCTCCTACACTTAAACAACTTCTTGATAGAGATGTTAGTCTTCTTTATACTAGAGATAAATCTCCTAATAAAGAGATGTATATTAAAGAAGTTGGAGTTATTTATTATCTTGGTGACCCTAAAGGTCCGTGTCTACAAGAAGGTCTTAGTGAAAAAGAAGCTCTTAAGAAAGCTATTGAAAACTTTGATTTACCTAAAAATTATCAACCTGATGTTCTTGTTTGGAAACTTATTAAAAGATATTATAATCAAAAAGCTGGTGCTGGTATGGAAGCTGTACTTAATATTAAGCGTGGTATTCATAATGTTGCTCTAGCTGCTAGCAAGTTAAATGAATTGTTGAATGACAAGTTATCTGATGGTGCTAGTTTAGAAGATGTTCCAGTTGTTATTGGTTATATGAAACAAATTAATGATTTAGCTAATCAGTTTCCAAACACGATTAAAGCTCTTAATGTAGCTGAAGAAAATCTTCTGTATGAACAAGAGAATGTTGCTGGTAGAGGTGGAGTTGAAATTACTAGTAGTATGATTGAGGAATAAGCTGATGCTAATCTACTACATCCTCCACGGGGAGTCTAGCGTAGGCACGTAGTGCCGAAGCGGGTCCAAGCTAGTGTTGAACTTAATAATATTAATATGGAACTTAAAGATAAAAGATATAATGATATTAGACTTATTTTTAATGAAGCTGAACATAGTTATGCAGATACTTTAAATAATAGCTATATTAGTACAACTCAAATTCTTCATCAATATCAACCTAAATTTGATAAGAACTATTGGTTGAGAAAGAAGTCTAAAGAACTAGGAATAAGTGAGAAGAAACTAGAGGAACAATGGTCAACTATTACTAAAGAAGCTTGTGAACGTGGAACTAATACTCATAATGGTCTTGAAGATGGTGTTAAAGGAGCATCTATGTTTCAACAAGCTATTAATTATCTTGATAAACGTGAAGATGGTGTAATGGTTACTATTGCTGATATTCCAAATTTTGGTGCTAGTTATAAGTTACTTAATCTTAAAGATTTTATTGAACTTACTAATAATCGTTATCCTCTTATTTATGATGCGTTTAAAATGTACACTGAAAGAGGATATAAGATTTATAGTGAGATTGGTATGTTTCTTATAGATTGGTTAATTAGTGGAACTATTGATATTCTTCTAGTTAATGAAGATACTAATTGTGCTGTTGTGGGTGATTGGAAAACTAATCGTGGTGGATTAAAATTTAGTAGTGGTTATTATAAGAAAGATAAAACAGTTAAACCTGCACAACAAACTAATGTTTGGGTTGATAAAGATGAACGACTTTTAGCTCCTCTTAATAATCTTCCTAATTGTAATGGTGCTATATATAATCTTCAACTTAGTATGTATGCTTTTGCTGTTGAATATATACTTGGTTTAACTATTAAAGGTATTTGGTTATGTCATATTGATAGTGATTTTGAACTTAATGAATATGGTATGCCAAAAAGATTTTCTGATGGTCTTTATCATATTAAAGAAAATCCTGTTGAAACTACTAAATTCTTTACTATGAATTATCTACGTGATGATATTAATAAAGTTCTTAAAGATAGAGAATTACAAATTAAAGCTAGTGGTGTTCAAACTCAATTTAAACTTGCTATATGAAATTAAATAAAGACAATTTAATTGGAGTAATTATTGGTTTTATTGTTTTAGTTATATTTGCTATTTGTTTATCTAGTGGATGTGCTAAACGTATTACTCCTGTTCCTGAAATTCGTTATGTTCCTGTTACTGATTCTACTGCTATTAATGAATTAGTTTTAACTAAAGAATTACTTCGTAGAACTCAAGATTCTCTTAACGCTTATAAATCTGATACTACAATTAGTGCTGATTATTTTGTAGCTAAATATAAACTTGAGCGTATTAGATATTATAATGATATTGCCGGAAAAGGAAACAATATCAAATTTCTTAGAGGTTGGATTCGTAGAACTCTTGATGAATAAGTTATGTATATTATTAATCGTAGAAAAAATATAAGATTAATTGGCGATGAACATCATATTGGTGATGACTTTGAATTTGTGATTTATAAAGTTCAAATTAAAGTTCTTTGGTTTTGGGTTACAATTAAAGAATTTGATGAAGATGAATATTATGACGCTGTTGATTGTTTTAGATATTGTACTAATCCTTATATAAATTAAATTATGGCTTACTTTGGAGATGCTTTTAAAAAACTATCTATTAAAGAAGGTGGTTATGTAAACGATAAAGATGATGCTGGTGGAGAAACTTATAGAGGTATCAGTCGTAAATATAATCCTACTTGGCAAGGTTGGACTATGATTGATTCTTATAAGAAACATTATACTGTTGGTAGTAAAAAGTTTAAGTCTAAGCTTGATAATGATGTTCAGCTTCAGAAACTTGTTTGGGAAAAGTATAAAATAGGTTATTGGGATGTATTTGAACTTGATGATTTTAATAGTCAGAGAGTTGCTGAACAATTATTTGATACTAACGTGAATTGTGGTCAAGTTGCTGCTATCAAGATGGCTCAAAGAGTTCTTGGTCTTAAAGAAACTGGTAGATGGAACCTTGATTTACTTAATAAACTTATAGAAATAAAAGATTAACTTAATACTGTATAGAATTATGAAGAAGATGCTGATAGCAATATTTATAATAGCGATTATTAATTTATGTGTTACTCTGTATTTATCAATAAGTCGTTTTAGTGTAGAAGTCAATTCATATAATAAAAGTGACACCGCTATTAATCATGTTCGGATTGATTCTATACAGTTAGTTATAACTGAAAGAGAAAGTATAGTTTATAAACTTAAAGAACATGAAAAAGATATTGAAGATAAAGTTATTAGTCTTAATGACAGTACTACTTGGGAGTTATTCAAGAAGTTGGTGTCAGAGTGAGATTGATAATGTAGTGCATCCTCCACGGGGAGTCAACACTACTGATACAACTGTTCTTGTCCCTATTAATATGATTAAGATTGCTAATACTAAAATTATTAAAGCTAAACTTTATAAAGATATTATTAACGAACAAGATAGTATAATTAATCTCCATAAGATTAAATATAATGCTCTTTATAAAGAAGTTGAAACTTTACAAAATAATCTTGATAATAGTAATAAAGTAAATGATAATTTAAATAAGTCTATTGAACGTATTAAACGTAAGAATAGATATTTGGTAAGCGGTGGTGCTGTTTGCGCTATCGCTTTTGTTGTTTGTTTACTAGTTAAATAAAATATTATGGCTGATGGTAAATATCCTTTTCTAGAATACATTGAAGAACCTGATAAAGAGAAAAAGTATAAGAAAGCTAGTGATTATGGATGGTATGACCCTCATAATAACTTTTTAATTGGAGATAGTGGTGGCTTTCTTTTAAATATTAGACCTGGCAAATTTGTTAATACTGAACTTTTTAATGAAGCTGCTAGAACATATCAAGCCACAGGTAAATATACTCAATTTAAAGTTGATAGTATTCCTCATAGACAATTTAGACGTAGAGAATGTGATAGACGACGTAATGGTTTTTCTGCTCCTTGTTGGCAAAATCCAGATGGAAGTATAGAAGATGTTTGGATAACAGGTGGTCATTATAATTTTCTTAATTATACTCGTATGGAGCGCACAGATGAATCATCTGTTATTGTTACTGAACATGGAGCTACTGCTAAAAAGATTTATAGTTTTCCTAGTTTTATTGATGCTCAATTTTGGACTTGGCAAATTATAGAATTTTGTAAACGTAATGGTTTACATCTTATTATTGATAAAACTCGACGTGGAGGTTTTTCTTATATTATGGCTGCTGACAGTTCTAATGAAGTTAATTTATCTAAGCATAAAGTTGTTATTCATGTTGCGGCTGATAATAAATACTTAATTAAACAAGGTGGTTTAAGTGACTTTGCTGTTAATAATTTAAAGTTCTTTGAAGAAAAGACTCCATTTAAAAGAGGTATATATAGTCCTACTACTGATAGTTTTAAACTTGGTTATCGTATGAAAAATGGAGTTGAAGCTGATGATAGTTGGTCTAGTTCTCTTTTAAGTGTTAGTGCTAATAATAATCCTGACTGTGCTATTGGTAAAGATGCTGTTACAATTAAAGTTGAAGAGCTATCTACAATGCAGAACTTTGATGAGTTTATGAATGTAACTGAACCTACAATGACTGTTGGTACTCGTACTACTGGTACTCTTATGGCTTGGGGAACTGCTACTGCTGCTAATATGCAAATATTTGAACAAAACTTTTATAATCCTAGAGCATTTGGATTTATGGCTTTTGAAAATGTTTTTGATAATGATGCTCGTAATGAAGTTTGTGGATTTTTTAAATCTTATGCTTGGGGTCTTGAAGGAGAGATAGATGGAGTTAAAGGATTTGATGAAGATGGAAATAGTAATCTACGAATAGGACTTAAGCTTGCTGCACGAGAAAGAATTGAAAAGAAAAAGACTGCTAAAACTTTTGCAGAATATCTTAATTATCTTGGTCAGCGCGCTTTATTTCCTGCTGAATCTTTTAGTAGTGCTAGTGAAAATATATTTAGTAGTGAAGCTCTTAATAAGTTTGAAGATAAACTTAGAATTGATAATAGTTATAAGTTTTATACTGATGGTGAACTATTTGAAGATGGAACTAAAAAGATTTATTTTAAATCTAATGCTCGTATAAGAATTGAAAATCCTGATATGAAAACTTATGATTATATTCAAGGAGTTCCTAGACGTGGTAACGAAGACCCTCATGGCTGTATAAGAGTTTGGTTTGCTCCAGAATATGAAGAAATATATATTAATAATAGACTTGTAAGAAGTATTCTTCCAGGTACTTATGTTGCAGTTTATGACCCTGTTGGTATTGATAAAGATAAAAAAGAAATTACTGATAGACATTCTCATAATAGTATATTTGTTATTGAAATGCCTAGAGAACGTAATGGATTTAAACCTAAGTTGTGTGCTGCATATTATGGACGTACTGAACGACTAGAAGAAGCTGATGAAAAGTTTTATCGACTATGTAAATGGTATAATTGTATTGGTACTGGACTTGTAGAAATAAATCGTGGTGAAACTGTTTCTAATTTTCGTAAATGGAAAGCTACTAAATATCTAGGTTATGAACCTTTATATGTTTGGGATTCTGCTGTTAAAGAAAAAGTTAGTACTAGTTATGGTTATAATATTGGTAGTAGTCCTAAGAAACTAGATGGTCTTCGACTTCTTAAAGAGTTCTTATATGAAGTTATTGGTAAGAATGAATTTGGAGAAGATATTTATGTTTTTGAAAGATTTCTTGATTATCAAACAATTCTTGAACTTAAAAAGTTTAATTCCGAAGGTAACTTTGACCGTATATCTAGTCTTATACTTTTAGGTATATATTGGAAGTCTATTGATATTAAAGGTAAGCGAGAACTTGCTAATCGTAAGAAAGTTACAGAAGATAATGATAAAACAGATATTTTTAATAGACAATGGTTTTAAGATTAAACAAATAAAGATATGTATAATTTTGGTAGACTTGATTTTCCTAATCAGCATGTTAGTTATGTTGAAAAACAAGAAGTTGATTGGTATGCTAAATGTTGTGATTACGTTATAGAAGCTGGTATTGCTTGTAAAGCTGATTTTAATGTAGAAGAAAAGTTTAATATACTTCTTGGTAATATTCCTAGAGAATATTATAGAAAAACTCTTAACCCTTATAATGAGAAAGATGAAAATCTAACTCGTTTTCCAGCTACTATGCGTAATTATGATATGATGAAAGGTATTATTAGAAGATATATTGGTGAATATATTAAGAATCCACATGATTTTATTGTTGGAGCTAATAATCCAGAAGTTGTATTTGCTAGAGATGCTGAACTTGGTAAACAAATTATGATACTTGCTGAACAAGCTGTTGCTAAAAAGATACAAGAAAGTTATATGCAGTTTGTTAATGAAGGTAATAATCCTGAACAATTTAATCCTGAACAAGCTGTTGATATTGAAGCTTTTATTAAAGAATTTAATGAAAATTTTATTGATGATATTAGTGCACAAGGACAGGATTTAATTAATGTTATTGATGACCTTACTGATGCTTTTACTATATATGCTAGAGCTTATTTTGAATTTGTTGCTTTTGGAGCTTGTTACACATATAGAGATGTTGTAGGTAATCAATTAATTAAACGTGTTGTTAGTGTTAGAGATGCTTTTCCTGTTCCTAACGATAATATGTTTGCAGAAGATTATGATATGTTTGCTGAACGTCGTATGTTGACTAAACAACAAATTATAGATGAATTTTATGAATATCTTTCTGAAAAAGAACGTGAAGCTCTTGATACATATTATCAATATAGTGCTACTACTTCTAGTGATAAAGCACTTTTAAATTGGGATAAATATATGTATTATTTTGGTGATATATGTAGTAAATTTAATAAAGATGATTTGCAACATATTAAGAACACTAATATAATGGCTCGTGATGCTAATAATGGTTTATTTGAAGTTTGGCATACTGTTTGGAGAGGTGAAATAAAAGAAGGTATTCTTACATATAGTAATGGAGCATTTGTTACAACAAGAATTGTTGATGAAACTTATCAGCTTAACCCTGCTGGTGGTGATATTAGTATTGAATGGGTATGGCGTCCACAAGTTTATGAGAGTGTTAGAATTGGTTCTCGTGCTACAAGCATATATCCTTATAAGGCTCGTCCTATTGCTTACAATAGGAATGGTAAACTTCCTTATAATGGTATTGCAGAACTTTTGCCTGGTTTTGGAAGATTTAGTGTTGTAGATACAGTTATTCCTTATCAAGTATTTCGTAATATAGTTTCTTATCATAGAGAAATGGCTATTGCTAAAAATAAGATGAATGTTCTTATGATTGCTAAATCTCTTCTTGGTAAAAAACCTGCTGAAACTATATATCGTATGGCTGCTGATGGAGTGCTTTATATTGATGATGAAGATGATGTTAATCTTGTTAAAGCACAAAATGTTCGTTATCTTGAAAATCGTATGAATAATTATATTACTGAACTTGGACAACTTATCCAAGAGATTGAACAGACTGCTAAAATGGAATGTGATATGACTCCACAACGTTATGGTGAGATTGCTAATAGTGCTGGTAAAGGAGTTACTGATGAAGCAGTTATTCGTGGAAGTATGGGTTCTGTTATTATTGAATTTATATTTGATAAAATGAGAGAACGAGATTATCAAGCTGAAATGGATTATACTAAACTTGCTTGGATTGATGGTCTTAATACTTCTTATAAAACTAAAGATGGCGATATTAGATATTTAAGTCTTGATGTTAATAGTCATATATTTGCTAATTATATTGTTACTTGTAAAACTTCTGTTAAAGAACGTGAGAAACTTGAACAATATAAACAACTTGCATTTAGTGCTGCTCAGAATGGTAATATGGATATGGCTAATGCTGCTATACGTGGAGATAATGTTGCTCAAATTAGTAAACTTATTGATAAGTATCAAAACATTCAACGTGAGCATGAACTTGATGTTGAACGTGTTTCTCAACAAACAGAACAACTTCGTCAAGAATTTGAACTTGCTAAGATTGATAGAAAAGCAGAACAAGATAGAGAAACAATTAGAGTTGAAAAATATCTTGATGGTCAGATTGAAGCTATGAAAGCAAATGCTAATATTATGAGTTTTGATAATGGTCTTAGTGATGCTGAAAAGAGTCAAGCTGAAGAACGTATGGAAAATGCTAGACTTAATCTTGAACGTAGTAAACTTAGTTTAGATGCTCAAAAGACTTCTGTTGAAGCACAACTTAAAGAAAAAGAATTAGCTGTTAAACTTAAAGAAAGTGATGATAAAGTCAAGATTGCAAAAACGAATAAAAATCGTTATGATAGTAAAAGTAAATAATCGACTGTACTTTTAAATTTTGTTCATAATAGGGCTGGACTTGCTTGTGAAAGTAGGTTCAGCCCATTTTCATTTTTCTTTACACCACATGAGCCATTTTAAGCTCATTTTAAGCACTTTATTCATTTCGTGATAGATTAATCATTATGATAAAATTTGATTTATACATGGCTTCTCTGAAAGCGACAGGTTAGGTTATCAGTAATAAATATCCTAGTTAGCAATAGTATGTTAGTCGGCAAATCGGCTTAAAGGTGAACATATTTTAACGATACAAGTAAAACTCGTATTATTATTATAGTTTATATTTGTGATATAGTAATTAATTAAAAACAAAGAATTATGCCTAATTTTGATAGTTTTGGTTTTAATGGTGAAACATCTAATGGTGATGGAAAACCTACTGACGACATTACAGACCTTGATACAGGTAAAACAGGGCAGTTAGATGCTGATGGTAATCCTATTGATGATATTACTAATAATGGTAATGGAGATGAGAATAGTGATTCTAATGCTAATAAAGATAACCAATCTTCATCCTCCACGGGGGGTAAGCCTAATGACAAAGCGAATGATGCTAATGCTGAACATGGTTTAGAAGAAGGTACTATTATTGAAGATGGAGATAATAAATATACTGTTGATAAAGACGGTAATCTTATTGACGATAAAGGTAATATCTTTAAAGCTAAAAATGAAGTTGCTGCTTATCTTAAAGAATTTGAAGTAGAAGATACTAAAGAAGAAAATACTATTGATGTTAAATCAATTCAAGAACTTGTAGGTGTTTCTGTTACTTCAGAAGATGGTAAACCAGTTGCTTTTGATAATACTCCTCAAGGAGTTGCAAGTTATATTCAATCCGTTATTGATTTAAAACGTGACGAATTTGCTCAAGCTGGTGTTAATAAGTTATTTGAAGATTATCCTATCGTTGGTGATTTTCTTAATTATTATGTTGCAAATGGTAATTCATTTGAAGGCTTTGGTGAATTTCGAGATAGAAGCGGTATTGAAGTAGATGAAAATAATGTAAGTCAACAAGAAGCTATTGTTCGTGAGGCGTTTAAGGAATTTAATCGTCGTGGTAATGTTGATAAGTATATTCAATATCTTAAAGATAGTAATGAACTTTTCAATGTTGCTAAAGAAGAACTTGAAGCTCTTCAGAAAGCTGATAACGAAATGCGTGAAGCTAATGCTAAAGAAGCTATGCGAGTTAAAGCAGAAGAAGAGAAACAACTTGTGGAATTTTGGAATGGAGTTAAAGAATGTATTGATAAACGACAGATTGCTGGTTATCGTATTCCCGAAACTGTTATTATTGAACGTAATGGAAAACAAATTTCTACTACTCCTGAAGATTTCTTCAATTATGTTTATCAAGTTGATGATAAAGGACTTTCTCGTTATGAAAATGATTTAATGAAGTTATCTCCTGCTGAAAGACGCGATGAAGAACTGCTTAAGGCTTGGCTTAAATATACAGGTAAAGGTTATGATAGTTTGATAGAAATGGCTGTTTCTGATAAAGAAGCTAAAAAGTTGAAACTTACTGCTAGTCAACGTAAATCTACAAAAGGAGCTATTAAAATAACTAAACCTGACAGTAAAAAAGACGTTCTGAAAGATGAGCGTTTTGGTTATTAACATAATAATAAATTTGTAGATGAAAACATTACGTGTTATTGGACAAACTCGTTATGAAGATAGAGGTTATTCTAATGAAGAATCAATTGCTTATCTTCAGCTTCAAAAGCCAGAAGAAATTAATAGTTTTCTGACTTATAATTATGGTATGGATGATGACCGTTTTCCTTTAAGTTTTATTACTGAAGGTCAAGGTAGTCGTGGTATTAAAAATGTTGCTACTGTACAATGGACTTGGAAAACTATGGGTCGTATGAAGTTTACAGACTTTGTAACTTACTTTAATATTGCTGTTACTAAACCGGGTCAAAATGGTAGTGAATTTGAAGTTCACTTCTCTACTCATTGGTTTATTGAACAACATGGTCTTACTGCTCCTGATGGTGTTACTCAAGTTCGTATTCAGAAAGACTTAGGTGAATCTGCTTATGGTTATGCTTATCTTTTGAAACTTACTTCTCCTAATCCTGATGCTTATGTTGACCCTCAATGGTTGGCTAAAGGTATGTATTGGGCAATGAGTGCTCCTACTGTTTCTGAATCTTATTCTAAAGGTAACAGAAGCAATACTATGGGTCCTGCTGGAATGACTTCTCAACTTGAGTTTTATCGTTATTCTAAAGAAATAGCTGGTAATCTTGCTAATGTTGTTACTCAATATCAATTCCAAAATGATAATGGTGGTACTTCTAATCTTTGGATTAACGAAGAGATGCGACAGTTCAACTTGCATATGAGAGTAATGAACGAAGAACGTTTGTGGAAGTCTGAATATAACCGTTTACCTGATGGTACTATTCCTTTGAAAGACCATGATAATGGTAAACCTATTCCTCATACTGCTGGTATGTTAGAAATTTGTCGTGAATCTAACTACGATACTTATGGTGAAGTTCTGACTGTTAACAAACTTGAACGTACAATCGGTGATGTTCTTGACCGTGATACTCAAGATGGCGATAAGAATGTAGCTCTTATGGGTGGCAAAGGATTTATTCGTGACTTTGAAATGGCTATCAGAACTGATGCTAAAGAAAACGGATTTATTACTCCTCTTGGTGAAAAGATGATTCAAGATAATGGTGATGGTCTTTCTTATGGACGTTACTTTAATAAGTATAAAACTCCAGATGGATATACTATTACTGTTATTCATAATGCTTATTTCGATAAGGGTACTGATGCTGAAGCTGCTAAGCAAAATGGTATGATTCATCCTACTACCGGTTTGCCTATTACTTCTCATCAAGCTGCTTTGATTGATATGAGTAATTATAAAGGTAATCAGAATGTTCGTATAGTACGTCAAAAAGGACAAGCTTATAAAGCTAAAGTTATCGAAGGTATGACTGATATTCCTACTTGCTGGGGATTGCCTAATACTAATCATGCAGCTACTGAAATTGATATGGCTCGTTATGAAGTTAAAGGCTCTATTGGTTTGCAGGTAGATAATACCACTAAGATGTTCTTATTGAAATGTGTATTATAATCATTTAAAAGAAGCTATTTAAGATATGGATTTTAACAAAGTAAATGAAGCTAATAAAGCAGGAGAAAATACTCCTGCTGCTTCTAATATAAATACAGATAAACAGGTTATACCCCCCGTAGAGGATGGAGTAGATAAACAGCCTGCTAATACAGTAGGATTTAGAGATGAAAGTCTTGATGAACCTTATACTGAAAAACGAACTATTACTATTAATTTAGTTACTAATTATTCATTATATCGTAGAGTTAATGATAAAACATTACCTAAACGAATGGATAAGATTGGTAGTTGTGTTCGTAGTTCTCGTACTCTTTCTTCTAATAAAGGTGAGATTGAATCTTATTTTCCTGCTTTAATTGGTCTTGCTCCTAATAATGAAAACTTTATTTCACGGGTTAAGGCTTATCTTAATAATATTAGTGTGTCAGTTGATGAACTAGGTAAGACTTTTGATATTTCTTTCTTTTGGAATCGTAAACGAGATTATCTTCGTTTTAGAGCAGAAGAAGAAGCTATTGAAACTGCTTATATGAATAGTGACCGTAAAGGAGTTAAAGAACTTAGAGAAGCTCTTGAAGCTAAGATTACTAAGTTAAATCTTCTTGAAAGTGAAAAGTATAAATATGGTTATCCTATTGTTCTTGATGATTATCTAATTTATCGTCATTGTTTATTATATAAAGATGTAGCTAAAGATATTGCTCTTATTAATTCTGACCCATCTATTAGATTTTATTTTAAAGATGACCAAAGAGAAGCTGAGCGTCTTGCTAAACATCGTCAGGAAATTAATTCGGCTAAAGGCAATTATGTTAAACTTCTCACGAATAGTGATTTGTTTGATGCTGTATTTATTCAATACTGTGTTGCCAATAATATTAATATTCCTAACGGTATGGCTATGGATGTTGTTGATAAACAAACTCATCTTGATAAATTTAGTACAAATGAACCTGCTAAGTTTAATAAACTTTGCAATGATAAAGATATTACTATTAAATCTTTAATTGAGGTTCTTATTTCTCGTGGAGAATTTATCAGAGCAATTCATAATCAAAATATTACTACTCCTGATGGTGAGTTCATTGGTGCTAATGTTAAGGAAGCTGTTACATGGTTTAAAAATCCTACTAATAGTGCTCTTGTTAGTGCTTATAAAAATAAACTTAAAAACATTTGATTATGAACATTGGGGAGATGCACGTGACGTTCAGAGAACTGGCACAACAGATGGGTATGCAGACCGTTCGTGCTATTCTCATGGAAGATATAGATATTTGTCTTAATGCTGCTATAATTGAAAAAGCTAGAAATGTAATAGTAGAAAACGTCGGACCTGTTCCTTATAATGATAAGGTTGCTCGACAAAATGCTTCTATTAGTCCTGTTAATGCTCTTAGAACTTTATACACAGCGGGTACTGTTAACGGCGGAGATATTACAGGTGGTGGAACAGAAGTTGACCCTTATAAAATTAACATTGATAGCGACGGAATAATGCTATATACAGGCTTTCAAGTTAGTTATAATGGCAAGACAATTTATGATTGTAGAATTATTGAAGCTGAAGATTTAGGTCAAACGCTAAGAGATTTCTGTAATCGTGCTGCGAAAGATGCTCCGATAGTTACTATATTTGGAGATGAATCTGGTATTAATGTTGATATATATACTGGACGTAATAATACAGTTAAACCTCAATTAGTTAAATATCTTTATATCAAAGAACCTGCTAAAGTTAAGTTTGATGAAGATAGAGAAGAAGATTGGGTTAATTGTGATTTACCTCCTTATTTACATATGGAAATAGTTATGCGTGCAGTACAGATTTATCTTGCTAGTATTGGTGCTACTTCTAATGGAGCTGATAAACAAAGTTAAACTCTAAATTAAATTAAAAATGAGACAGTTTTTGTTGGCGGGCAAAGTCGCTTATGGAGCAGACTTACCTCTTGCTGCTGGAGCGGTTGCTTTTACTTATCTTGCTAATGGCAAGGAAACTATTGACGCTGACGGTACTAAGATTACCGATAAGTTTTACATTAATCTTGGTCGTGAAGCAAATGGTCCTGTAGTTCTTCCTGCTTATAAGAAACATCTTACTTTTGTTAAAGGTGTTTATCAGGCTGCTGCTACTTTCTCTGCTAATCTTACTATTGGCGATGTTAATGCTTATTCTGATTATTCTATAATGATTGTAAAGAAAGGATTAAAGTTCAATGAACGTAATCGCTGGACAGCTACTATTCATACAGGTCTTAATCCGACTGCAAATGATGTAGCGCAGAAATTAGCTAATCAGATTAATAACAATACTATTGGTCATGGTATTAAAGCAACAGTTGCTGATGCTAAAATTACTTTAACTGCTGAGTCTAAAGGTATTGATTATGAAATTCTTGGAGCTGATGAATTAGTTGGTATTAGTGTTACAGTTACAACTACTGGTTTTCCTGCATATGGAGATGCGGCTTATATTACTGATTTGGCTAATAAAGCTGCTGCCGATGCTGGTATCGAATATACTTATCGAGATACTTATACTGAACTGTATCCTACATATCCGCTTAATCCTTTGAAACAACCTGATAGTGCAGATGCTGGATATACTATCTTTACTCTTCGTTTTGCTGTTCCACGTGAAATGAAAACTAGAGATGAAGTTGTTCATCAGATTGTACAAATAGCATTCCCAACTGGAACTGATGCTATTGCAACTGTTGAAACTATCCTTAAAGCTATTGCTACTGAAGAGAAAGCATAACCTATTACCCGACTCGATTAGGTAAATATTAGGTAATATTAATCGAATAGGGGCTATTGGTATTAGCATTAGTGTTGATACTGATAGTCCCTATTCTTGTATCTATAAAAATGGAATTAATTCAAAATGCCTTTGAACAAGGTCTTATTCCTGGTATTGTTATTGTTATTTATCTTATAATTAATAAGATAATTGATAATAACAAAAGAAATCCTTTAGATGATATTGCCAAACTTCTTAATATAGTTACTAGAGATATTATTGAAAAAGATAGAGAAAAATCTAAAACTGTTATTTCTATTACTATGGTTAATGCAGCTTCGGAATGTGCAAAGTTTGTTGCTTCAACTATTATTACTAATAATATTGATAATAATCGTGACCAAATAGAATATAACGCTAGACATTTAGTTAATAGTGTTTATTATGATGCTTATTCTAAACTTAATATGTATCGTGGTGATGAAGATTATCTTAGTCATTATATGAAAGAAGAATGGAAAGAAGATATTTATGGTGATATTATAAATATTGTCTATAATAAAAATCTTGATTCTAATCAACGTATTCTTGCGTTTAATAAACGTATTGATATTAGAGTTAATGATTATACTGCTTATATTATTAATAAGGCATTTAAATAAGATGGTATTATGATAAGAGGTTATATTAGTAATCCAAAACAGCTATCTAAAGAGATGCAATTACGTATTGCAAGCATGGCTGAAAAACAGGTGAGAATAGCAGAATTTGGCTTCCCATTGAACGAAAAAAATTGGTGCAAACTAACACAAGGGCAAATTTTAATTCAAGCACTAGAAGCCTTAGAATTGCTTTCTGATGAGCAACAAAAATCAATTATTAATTCATACAATAACTTGATGATAGAATGAGTGAACAAATAGATGATAATTATGTTAATGGTGTCTATGTAAAAGCTGATGGAACTGAACAAGTTGAGATTGACCCCCAATATGTTTATATGACTGTTCCTAGCAAATATGTTTGTGTTTATCATAAACTATTAGTTCTTATGGCACAATATGGACTTGATATGCTTAATGATTGTTCTGCTACTTGTAAAGGTAATAATAAGAATATTGTTACTTGTTGGAATATGTTTCAATCTGCTATGGCGGCATATCAACTTGGTCAAGATAAACTTGCTGAAACTCTTCTTAAATATATTAAAGGTCAACTTAATATTATTTATGAAGGTAGTGAACAAGTTCAGTATAGTGGTTCTATTACACTTCCTGTTGATGAAGAAGGTAAAATTCATGCAATAGTTAGTTGTGGAGATGCTCCTAAATTTTATGTTGACCCTGAAACTGGTAAACTTTGGGAGAAGAAAGAAGAAGGTAAAGAATATAATGAAACTTATAGTCTTAGTGATGTTGATTATGATAATGAATAATGTGAATGTGTTCCATCCTCTACGGGGGGTCTACACTATGAATTTAGTAAACCTAGAGAACGTATGAAAACAATAGAAGAAGAACTTGGTAAAGTTAGTCTTACTTGTAATGGTCAATGGAATGATAGACCTTATGAAAGACTATGTATAGTTCATGACGGTTTCTATGCTAGCTATATATCTCGTAAAGCTGTTCCTGCTGGTATTCCTTTATCTAATGAAGAGTATTGGCAACCTATTGCTAAACTTCGAGAAGATTTAGTTATTGATTATGAAACTTTCAAGAAAGAAATACTAGAACTTATTGCTGTTGTTCAAAGAGGTCTTAAAGCTGCTAGAATTGTAGTATCTACAATGGAAGATAGAGATGCTCTTACTTGGGAACAGATTGGAGTAGGTTGTGAAGTTTATGTTATTGAAACTAAAAAGAGTTATATTCTTGATGAAATAACTCCTGTTACTAATGCAAAGAAATGGCATCTTGAAGCTGATTCTGAAATTGGTTCTAAATTTGTAGAATCATTTAGTGGTATGTTTCCAAGAGCAATTGCAGAACGTGCAGTTGCTGATGAATTTGGTATTAATATTCAAGATAATTATCTTCGTCGTAATGTTGTAGTTAATTATATGGCACAAGTACTTAAACAGTATTTTGAAGATAATGCTGTTCAAATACTTGAAGGTCAGATTACTCCTGAAATGCTTAGTGAATCTGTTAAACAAATGTTTACTGCTTCACAGATTACTAATGCAGCTGATGAAGAAGATTTAACAGTTGTTGATAATCTTCTTAAATTTGCAGATAAAGACTATAATACAAATGATTATAGTGGAAAGGCTCGTAAATATCTTCGTAAGAATATGATTAGTGGTGTTAATACTCTTACTCAAGATATGATTAACGAGCCTAATACTATTTATATACTTCAATATGATTATTGTTTAGCTGGACAAACTATTGAACTTCCAGATAATAGTATTATTCTTTGGAGAGGTGGTAGAATGTATGATGGTGCAGTTAAATTAAATCAATGTAGACTTCTTAGTAATTATCGTCAAGAAGATATGTTTGATAAAGAATCTATATCTCTTGATGGAAATTGGGCTGTTGGTCAAATACTTTATCATCCTCTTGATTTAGGTGAAGATAATAAACAAGTTGAAATTGTTGGTTGGGGTGGAACTTATACTAATGATTTTTATTGGTTTTGGGATGGTGAAAAATGGGTAAGTATGGGTTTTGATTTATCTGTATATCTTACTCGTGCTGAATTTGAAGCTTTCTTAGAGAAGTTAAGAGAAGAGATGGAAAAGTTTTATGCTTGGCTTCTTGCAGAACTTAAAAAGATTAATGACCATCTTGAAATTCATGACCAACAAATATCTGAATTACAACAAGATATAACTGATATTAACACTAGAATTAATAATCTTATTACTGAATATAATGCTAAATTTAAAGATATTTATAATAAGATTGGAGATTTAAATAGTAGTGTAGAAGGTAGTATTAATAATCTTGAGCAATATATTAATAATAAGATTGAAGAAATTCTTAATAAAATAAATCAAAGTGGTAGTAATATCAGTAATGAGTATAAACAATATTTTGAAAGTAATTATGTATCAATGTTTAAAAATAAGATTAGACCGGGTACTAATATTACTTTTGTTAAAAATGATGATGGCACTATTACTATTAATGCTGCCGGTGGAGGTTCTGGCGGTGGTGGACTAACCGAAGAAGAAGTACGTAATATTATTAATTCTATACTTAATAATTATTATACTAAGCAAGAAATTAATGATATTATTGCTGGTCTTGAAGGAGGTGGTGGTTCTGGTGGAGATGGCACCCATAATGTTATGTCTGTTACTCAACTTGGTGAAGCTAGAACAGGTAAATATCTTGTTATGAATAAATTTGCAGATAGTGAAACTAAACCTAGTAGACTTGATGTAGATTTTAATTCTCTCTATACTGATATTAAAAATAAATTAGTTGGAGAAGGATTTGGACAAGGCGGTGGAAGTGGACAAGGTGGTGGAGTTGCTGCTAGTCAAATTCAAGCTTGGATTGCTGCTGTTGTTCCTATTGGTTCTATTATGCTTTGGGATACTTCAACTCCTCCTAATGGTTGGGAAGTTTATACTGCTGCACAAGGACGTTTTGTTATGGGTTATATACCTAGCGGTATTAATATTTATAATAATCCTAAACAAGGAAATCTTGATTGGAAAACAGTTCTTGAAAATATTAAAGATACATATGACCCTGATGCTCCCGGTCGTAATGTAAATGCATATACGTTTTATATTGGTGGTACTGATTTACCTCTTCATCAACATGCTGTTGCTGCTGGTAAAACTAAATCCGGTGATAATAACCATCAAGTTATAACGCCAAGTAACTGGAGATTTATATCAGGTGATTTAAATGGTGATGTTAAAAATGGTTGGCCTTATGGTACTGACCAAAGTAGATTTGATAATCTTGGTATTAATCGTTCTACTAATTGGTATATGACTGGACCTAATATTAGTAATAATGGTGAAATGACTTGGAGTCAAATAAGTAGTAATAGATGGACAGATAATTATCTTGCTATTAATAAACTTATGCCTACTATTGCTTTACATTATATTAAACGTATTTCTAATCCGTGGTAATTATGGCTGAAGAAGAAAATGTTTTTGTTGGTACTAATTGTCAATCTTTTGACCCTAGTAAAGTTCAATGTGATAAAGAGGGCAATATGCCAATTCATATACTAGATAAGTATTGTGAAGAAAATGATACTAGATATAATATATATCCTTTAACTGTTATTCAAGCTATATTTGATGGTAAAACTGGTACTAGACTAGATAGAATACTTGCTGCTTGTAATAGTGTTTATTTAACTTGGGAAGGTACTTTTGCTGATACTGTTAATAAACTTGATAAAATTTATCGTCGTAAAGGATATATTATTACTTATCGTGATGCAACTAATATTAATTGGACACAACGATATAATAGTGATGATATTAGTGATGTTGCTTGGACTAATCCTGCTAATTGGGAAGGATGGTCTTTTGATACTGTTATTAAAGATTTAGCAGAAGCACTTGAAGAGATATTTACTAATATAGGTAATTATAAAGACTTTCTTGATATTATTACTAGTTTTATTAATGATTTTGTTATTAATGTGTTTAATAATATTAATAATTATCCTAAACTAGTTGAAATTATTAAGAATAGTACAGTTAAAAGTTTACCTATTATTATTAAAGATATATTTAATAATATTAATGAATATCCTGAGCTTAAAGAGATATTTAATCAATATATTAAACAATGGACTGAATCTATCTTTAATAATATTTCTTCTTATCCTGCTCTTAATCAATTCATAACTAATGCTATTAATTCTCATGTAGAAACTACTATTGGTAATATATTTAATAATATTGATAATTATCCTGCAATTAAGAATCTTATTATTACTAATACTGTTAATAAAGTAGTTGATATATTTAAGAATATTGGTCAATATCCGGAATTACAGGAAGCTATACAGAATAATATTAATGAACGAGTTGATTATATATTTAATAATATTAATAATTATCCTGAACTCATTGGTATTCTTTCTGATTTAGTTTGTAATTGTGTTAAGAATATATTTGCTAATATTAATAATTATCCAGCTCTTGTTACTTGTATTAATAATGCTGTAAATAGTAGAGTTGATTATATTTTCAATAATATTAATAGATTTCCTATTCTTAAGAATCTTATTGAAACTAAAGTAGAAGCTAGAGTTACTTATATATTTGAACATATTAATAACTTTACTGAACTACTTAATGTTATTAAAGGTAATATAGAAAATATCTTTGATAATATTGATAATCATCCTAATCTTAAAGTTGTTATTGAGAATAAAGTTGAATCTACAGTTGAACATATCCTTAATAATATAGATAATTATCCTATTATTAAAAAGAAGATTATTCAATTCTGTAATGAAGTTATTGAAGCTAAACGTGGTGTAGCAAATGGTATTGCTAGTCTTGATGGAGATGGTAGAGTCCCAGCAAGTCAATTACCTAGTTATGTTGATGATGTTCTTGAAGGATATTATGTTGATGAAACTCATTTTGCTGAAAAGTATATAGAAGATGCTCCTGTATATTATACTCCTGAAAAAGGTAAAATTTATGTTGATATAAGTAAAAGTACTGATTATAGCGGTAAGACTTATCGTTGGTCTGGAACTAAATATTCAGTTATATCTGAAACTTTAGCTTTAGGTGAAGTTACAGGTACTGCTTATGATGGTGGTAAAGGTAAGAAAACTACTGATATCGTTAATAGTTTATCTAGTGAATTTATTATTAGACTAGATAGAGTTGACCAAACAACAGAAGGACTTAAAATTATATATAGTAAATCTGTTAAAAGTAATAATACAAATTTATATATTGATAAAACTCCTTTTGGTCTTGTTTTAAATAATGCTAGTAAAACTGCTAATGGTAGTATGTCATCTGCTGATAAAGTTAAACTTGATGAAACTTTACCTAATCGAATTACTGAACTTAGTAATAATGTTTATACTAAAAAAGAAATTAATAATAAGTTTGATAATGTACCAACAATAGAAAATACTTATACTAAAGCGGAAGTTGATAAAGCTATTGCTGATGCTATTAAAGCTTTAATTCCTGCTGGTTATGAACTTGTTATTAAAAAGAAAACAACTTAATATTAATCATGGTGGTACTGAATAAGTGCCACCATTTAAAGTTTATAAAGTTATGCAAGATATTAATCAACAATTATATGAAAATAAAAGTACACCTGAAGAATTTATTCCTGTTTATGGTGTAGTTATAACTGTTCCTACTGGAATATATACTAATGGACAAAAAGAATTTACTTGTGATAAAACTTTTGATAAAGTAAAAGAAATACTATTAAAAGGTGGAAGCATTATTGCTATTGATAACAATAATAATAGAATTAATTTTGATAGAATTGTTATAGGCAATAATGATATTAGTGCCACAATTACTTATTTTTCTAATGGTGGAATTAATAAAATCGATTTAAGTTGGGATAAAGGTATAGCTAGAGTTGGTGGTGAAGAAACTAAAAGTATTAATACTTTTGTAGCTATAGGTAGTCTTTCTCTTGTTAATAATTATAATATTGGAGTTATAATTACTAAAATACTTAATAGTGCTACTGAAGGAGAAGTATTAACTGCTATAAATTCTAAATTTACTAATTTTAATGGATTTACTTCTGCCATTAATAAACCTAATTCTATATTTTATGATGATAATGGAAAATATAGTGTTAGAGTTAGTGGTAGTGTAATTGTAATAGTATGGGATGCAGATACATATATAGGACATGTTACTATTGATAACACAGGAGCTTATACTTATAATACTATTCAAATAGTTGACCAAACTCTTTATAGATTATCTAATCTTACTATTGAACCGATAGTTAATCCTAAAATATGGGTTGGTACTGCTACTCAATATGCAGCTATTGCACAAAAAGATAACAATACTACTTATATAGTTAAATCAAATGTTTAAGTTATGGCTATATATCAAGGAGATATTGGAATACATGATATTAAACTTGGTAGTATAGATGTATTTGAAATATATCAAGGTTCTAAATTTGTTTATCCAGAGAATACTGAAATTACTATTACGTTTAAATTAAATGTTTCCGGAATTGTTACTATTAATGGTTATACTCCTGTTATAAGTGAAAATAATACTAAATTTGTATTTACTATTCCTGTTAAGACTGATTATACTGCTAATATTACTGCTGAACATTATAAATCTCAAACTATTAGTGGTAACAGTGGTTATTTACCTATAACTCATAATGTAGAATTAGAATGGGAACAAAGATTTATATCTTATACTGTTACTTTTCCTACTGATGGAGTTAAGGTTTTATTTGATGGAATAGAAAAAGGAGTTATAACTAATGGTAAGTTAGTTGTATTAATTGATGATACAGAAGCTAAAGATAGTTATACTGTTACGTTTAAAGGTAGTAAAGCTAGTATATATGATACTAGTACATTAACAGTAGTTGATAGTAGTATAGCTAATACAGGTGGAAGTTATGATTTAAAACTTCCGACTAGTTCTGTTAAGACTGGATATAAAAGAACTGACTATGCATCCTCCACGGGGAGTATAACCAAGGGTTCTACTTATGCTGGAACTTGGATTGAAACTGTTGTTAGTCTTACTGCTAGTTTTACTAGTTCTACTACTTTAGGTTCTATAAGTAATAATGTACTAACTATTGCTAATAATGAATCTACTAATACTAAAAGTGGTACTTTAACTGTTACATTTACTTTAGAGAATAGTCAGACTAAGCAAGCTAGTGGTGCTTTAAATCAAGCTGCTGGTTCTAAAGTTTATACAGATTGGGTACTAGATTTACAAACTGATGGAACTAGTGTTGAAGCTAAAGGTGGTACTAGAACTATTACTGCTAATATTGCTCGTAGAACTTATAAATGGAATAATACTGGTACTGTTTATAGTGAAACTGCTACTCCTACTCTTAGTATTAGTGGTAGTGCTAGTCTTAGTGGAAATCAAATAAAATTTACATCAAATGAGAGCGTTTCAGCCCGTTCAGCGACACTTACAGCTAGTTATGTAGGATTGTCCAAAACGGTTACGATAACTCAGCAGGCAGGCGCAAAAGTGTATTCAGCGTGGTCTGCTTGGACTGTTTCTATCTCGGCAAGCACGCAAACGATAGCTGCAAGTGGTGGTTCATCTACGATAACTACTAATGCTAGTCGTTCTCGTACTTGGACTTGGAATGGAGTTGGTACTACATATACTGATACTGAAACTGCTACACCTACACTTAGTGGTAGTGCT